GAGCTAGGAAACTGCTACCACACCTTAGAAATTAGTAATTATGTCACACGAAACAAATTCATTAGAGAATGGATTGGAGATGATACTGTGTACACAAGAACCAAAGAGGGTGACGTAGATATTATCCTTAAGCGTAACGGAGAGGAGTTGTGGTACTATGAAGACTACCCAGAGTCTTACCGCTGATGAAGCATCAGACAAGTATATAGAGCTTGAGAAGCTTTATAAAGAGATTGGTAAGGAGATAAAGGAAACTCTTGACCACAGAAAGCTTAAGAAGCTTAGACGTAAACGTAAGCTCATTAGAGCTGAACAGAATATGCTTTACCCTTATATGGTCAACACAGGTTATGTAGCTTACACAGAGCATGTACTAGGTCTAAAGGGTAATCAAGCCTTGTATGGTAGATATATAAGAGGTAAGAAATGATGGACATTGAAATTCTAAGAAGAAGGGCTAAGAAGGGTATCTCATTCCCTAAACAGACTCCACAGTTTGTTGAATTGTTTGGTGTGAGATGCCTAGCTATAGGATTTTATAGAGGTAATGAAAGACGTGTGTTATTCATTGCTGAGAAGCCTACACCAAAGTTCCACAATGGTCATAAGATTTTTGAGTTTATTCCTTATTTTCAGAATTGTTGTTATGAGTTACCATTTACAGGACAAGTAGACTTAGGCACAGAGCTATTCCCTAGAGGTTTTTATGTATAGGAGTGTATTATGGAAACAATAAAGGAACTAATGAAAATCATATATGACAATATAAATACTGAGTATTGGGCATTCAAAACTCCTATAAGGTGTACTCTTAATAGGTATTATGGTAAATATAATATACTTGGTTATGGTGTTGAATTTTTTGACAGAGAAGGTGGTAGTGAGCTGTTATTCATAGCAGATACACCAGAAGAAGATTTATTTCATTATGGTGGTTTCATATTTGTATCAAAATGCTTTAAAGATAGATGCTTGTGGATAGATGCTGACGACATAACATACATAAACACAGAGGGATTCTATATATGACAGTAATGACTAGGCAAAGAGCTTTAACTGTGCTGACTGATGAATTATTTATTGGAGATGTTATCTATTTTAAATCACCATGCTTTAGAGCTTTGTTTATTAGAGATGGTGTGAAGGGATATGCTAGAAAGCTACACCCAAAAGGCTACCTATTTATAGCTGATGAGAGACAGAAGAAGATATGTTATGGCTATGGTTTTATACTTGAAAGGAGCGAACTATTAGCTAGACGTTGTTTGTTATTAGAAGATAGAGCTGTTAGAATCATAGAGAAAGGACTATGGATATGAGTTATATAGATTTAGTGGTAGATATTATAAAAGATAAAGGATATATCATACTAGAAGAACCTAAGAGGGCTTCAATTATTATGGGAGAGATGAGTGGTTTGACAGGTAATACCTATTTAGGGAGCTGTATTAAATTCAAAATAAGTGAACACCCAATGCGTAGAAGCTATACATTATTTGTATCAGATAAAGTGACAAAAGGAGAACTTCATAATGGGTATTCAATATTTGGGGAAAGTGTTTTTCCTGATGTTTGTTGGTTTAAAGAGCCAGATGACATACTAACAATAGTTGAAGGATTTTATATTTGAGGGGATAAAGATGGAAGAACACCAAAAAGAGTATATAAAATTATTAGATGAAAAGTTTGGAGTAAAGGGTAAACCTAGAAGAGCTTATTATGAATATTATAATACACCAGATAGAGGTATCATAGTAGAATTAGAGCCACTCCCTGTTACTAGAATATTTATATCAGACGAGCCAAGAAGCTATTATCATAAATGGTCTACAGAACTAGATAGTATGCACTTACCTGATTGTGTGTGGCTTACTTCAAAGTCAGATAGTCAATTAGGTTTAGATAAAGGATTCTTCATATAAAACAAAAAGAGCCAATTAGGCTCTCTTTTATTTATTCTTTTTATCATCACAGTTACAGTCATCTTTAGGAATCTCTGTGAACTTCAAGCAGTCAGGTAAGTCTTTACCTTCAATGATAGGAACATACTCAACCTTGAATTGGTGAAGTCTGAACACACCACTAGCTTGGTTATCAGGTACAACCCTTACCTTAAGGTATTGACCAGCAGGTACAATGATTGTATCAGACATTTCCATAGCACCATCAGAGATACCAGTCATTTGCCAATGCACAGAGCGCTGTTTAACCATGTCTGTGGTATAGCTTTCTCCACTGTGATAGACTACAATTTGAATGGTATTATCCTCTTGTGGATTTAAGGTAGTACCATCAGCACACCAACGTAAGAACACACGATACTGTCTATCTGTGAGCTGTCTACGTTTATCATCATTCTCAAAGTCCACACCAGTAGTAGAATCCATGTAGAGGTCAATGTCATACTCTTTAGTGATTGGTGCATAGAATGTAGCAGAAGACACAGCAGAGTTACGAGAGTAGTTCGTGTGTACTTTACCCATATCTCCAATAGATGCTACATACTCACCCATACACTGTACCATATCCCACAATGCACAGATATTCTCAATGTAATGGTTAAGCTGACAAGCTAGTTTCTTGATGAATGATGAGAAGAACTTAGGGTTATAGCACTTCTGTGATTCTGCCATACAGGCAAACCTACCTACACCCTTGTTATTCTCCTCTACAAGCCTATCACAGTCAGCAATAGGAATATCTTCACAGTCACAGCTATCATACCAGCATCTATCTTTAGGATTCTCATTGTAACTCTTGAAAGATGCTTCATTTAGTCTTGTGTTTTTGTTATCTTCGTAAGCCATTAGCTACCTATCTTTCCTTGTCTCTTCCAATTACCATCTTTACGGATATAGTTACCCCTAATTACTCCAGAGCCAGCAGGTTCTACATAGCCAAACCTTGGGTCTCTAGGAATAACTTGTCCTACTTGTTCCACATTTATTTCAGTAGATGACTTATCCCAACTATCATGAGTTCTTCTAGCCATGTGTATATCCTTAGTAACAAAAGATTTCCATGAGCCACTATTTCTAATAGCCCAAGGTCTAATCTTAGCTACTCTATCATAGAGGATTGTAATGTCTGTAGTATCAGTAGGCTCTTTTGGTTTTATAGGGTCTGCATAAGAGAACACTTCACCACGAGAAGCATTACCAAAGAATCCTAACTCAAAGGAATCTCCTACCTTCTCCTTACCTGGGTTATAGATAATGTCATATCCAGGTCTATTACCCAAAGCATTGAAGTTAATTGTACTACCAATACCAGCAAGCATGAATGAACCTCTTGGAATATCAGAAGTACCTTCATAATGAGCACCATTGGTATCTCCAATACGACCAGAACCCATGAAAGTAAGTCCTGAACCTGGAGGTCTAAGTAGGACAGAGTTGCTATCACCAAAACCTGCTCTTACACTTTGGTTAAAGTCAATATCCGCTACTGCTGTAGAAGCTAGAATTTTTACAGGTATATTAGTGTATTTCTCCACAAAGGTGAATGAGAAGTCCACAGAGTAAACATCATAGAACCACAGACCAATACCAGTACCATCATAAGGAGCTACCCACACACCTGGGTTAGCTCCAGCAAACCTTACTAAATCATAATCATTGATTCTAATAAGTAAGTTTAGGGTCTTACCACTTAGAGTATAAGATACATCAGTAAGCTCAAAGGTTAGACCTCTATACATTCTAGGAGCACCATTTTTACCAGAGTAGTTATATTCTCTGTTACCACTATAGGTAATAGGTCTTGCTAGAAGTTCTGCTTCTTGGTCATTTGTGAAAATCTTTACTGGGTTAAAGTAGTTATACCCAGAAGAATAAGTGCTATACTCTTCCACACCAGAGATAGAACCATACTCAAAGTAATTAGGGTTTCTTCTTAAGCTATCTACCCTTTCAGCATTTCTCTGAGCTACAGCTAAGTCATTGTAATACTTTCTAAGAAGGTAGTTATAAGACTGTACATCTTGTCTTCTATTGTAGTCATCTTCAGAAGGAGTTTTCTTCTGTGTTTCCCACAGTTCTCTCTGTGTGTATCCTTGGAACTGTTTCTGTGTAGCTGATATTGCTGTGTTAAACGTATCATACTCAACCGTTACAGGAGAAGCTAAGTCTTGACCTGTTTGGGCATCTTTATAATAGATATTATAATTAAACTTAGCCATTAGCTGATTCCTCCTGCAAGGTCATTCTCTGTGCTACCATTGTTAGTTCTAATAAAGGCATCACCATCAGGAGTACCGCCAAAGAGGTTGATATTACCTGTAGCAAGGTGTCTATTAGGTTTAAGATTTCCTTTGAAGATAGTATCTCCAGTTTGTTCCCAAGCTCCAGAGCCTTTAAGGTCTTCAAGTAGCTTAGTGAAAGCATCTTTAAGCTCATTGTACTGATTAACAGTGACATAGTTATTAAGGTTAGGTTGGGGAATATCCACAGAGTTTCCATTAGAAATAGTAAGCCTATTATTGGTAATAGATAAAGTCTGTCTATCGTTATCAGGTTTAGCTTCAAGCACACCAAGTCTACGCTTAATGTCTGCATCATTGTAAGGTGTAGCTGTAGGAATATCTACCTCTCCACCTCCATTGGATAACACAATCTTGTTACCACTCTTGCTGATAGTTTGCTTATCATTAGGGAGAGTAACATTATTACCTCCATCAATAGATAGTACACGAGTGTTAGGGTTAAACTGTAAGTTCTTAGTTAAGATTACATCATAGTTACCAATACCTTGAACCTTAACATTATCACCATTTACTTCTGTGACCTTCCAGATACCTCTATTGATAACTCTAGGGTCTGCCCAATGGTCTTCTGCTGTGTCTCCTACTTTAATACCATCAGGGTTTCTAAAGTTGTTTTTCTTCACAGTGACCACAGTGTTTGTCTCGGCTCTACCTGGAATATCACCATTATAGAATCTGTGTGTAGAGCCACTAGGTAAGGCTACTGTGTTACCTCCACTAATTGTAAGGTTATTACCATTCACAGACAATGATTGGTTATCTCCATCAGCCTTACCCTCTAGTGCTGTTAGTCTACGTTTAATATCAGTATCATTATAGATAGTATCTCTGTCCTCTGGTAGAGTAATAGAGTTACCTCCACTAATAGAAACAGTTCTATTGTTGATTGTGAGGGTTTGATTATCCCTATCTTGCTTATTCTCTAGAGCAGTTAGTCTAGCCTTTAGTTGAGTATCATCATAAGCTGTCACAGTAGGAGAAGCTTGTTGCTCATTCTTAATATATGTTGTTTTTGACATTATTATCTCCTTGGTAAATAATAATATAGGTTGTCTTTTGGATTCTTAAGAACAGTAGAGCCTTGTGTAGACCTTATGTAGAACCTTACATTACTAAGTGTTAAAGTGAGTTTACCTATTATAGCATTATTCTTTTTAACCTCAATCTCAATAGGTTCTGATGATTCTAACTCTTCCTTAGTAATATCATGTGTGTAGTATTCTATGTGTGATTCTAATTTAACTCCCCAAATTAGCTTAGGTTTTATGGTAATTGAGGATTTATTATTTGAATCTTTCCAGTCTGCACTTATAACACTCTCAATCTTAACACTATCAATTAAGTAGTTATAAGAACCAACGTGCACTATAGTGCTATTAGTTGCTAAACCACTTAGTCTAAAGTTTTGACCCCTAAGTATTTGCTCTTTTTCACTCTCATATTTATATTTACCTTCAAAATCGAATACAACTCCAGCTTCCATAAGAGCATTTGTTTGTTCAGTACCATCACTATCCACAGCATAGGAAAACATAGTCCCAATACCACTATCATATCTTCTATCTGCTGTTATAGTTCTGTATATTCCATCTTTACTTGGATAAGGGTATGTAACAAGTTTATTTGTACCCATATCAAGATAGAAGTTGTTATCACTATCTAGAAATAGTCCATTACCTTTAGCTTTATACTTGGTATCCTTATCCTCTTTTGCTTCTAGTGCATTAAGTCTATTGACCACAGAGGAATCATCATAAGGCTGTGTACTATTAGGCTGTGGTAGCTCTACCTCACCTCCACCATTAGAGAGGATAAGTTTATTCCCTTCTTTTCTAATAGTCTGTTTGTCATTAGGTAAGGTTACATTATTACCATTAGAGATAGTCAACACACGAGAGTTATTATCTAGTGTAAGATTCTGATTATCTCTATCTTGTTTAGCTTCTAAGGCATCAATACGGTCATAGAGTGTCTTACCTGGGTATGGTCTAGCTTCTAGGTCATCTAGCCTTCTCTTAACATCTCTATCATCATAAAGTGTGTCCTTATCAGGCTTGTCCTCTAAGGCTTTTACCCTAGCTTTCAAGGCTGTATCATCATAGGCTAAAGAAATAGTATCCTTATCCTCAAATTCAACCTCTTTAGGAGCACCATTCACAAAGGTATAGGTTAGCTTAACCTTATTCCCTTCCCTAGAGACTGTCACACCACTCACAAAGTTATCAGCTTTATCTTCCACAGCTTGAATACGTCTACGGAGTTCAGCATCATTATACACAGTGTCTCTATCTTCTGGTAGGTTGATTGCATTACCATTGCTGATAGTGATTGTTCTACCATTGATTGAGAGGTTCTGTGTATCATTAGGAAGGGTTACTGTATTCCCTCTTGTGATTGTAAGCTCTCTTGTGTCGTTATTTAATTCAAGATTCTGTGGCTTCTGTACCGTACCTCCAGCACCTCCCATAAGAATCCAATGAGTTCTATCAGGAGATAGAGCATACATATTACCATCAGGAGTTCTGAATAAATGGTCAAAGTCACCCATGAAAGGGTCAGGAAGACTATCCACAGGAGCAATCCAAGTGTCTTTAGGGTAAGTGCAATCTCTACAAAATGTATTGGGATTTCCTCCACAAGAATAACAACCCATTAGTTAATACCTCCTGCCAAGTCATTTTCTGTACTTCCATTATTAGTACGGATAAAGTATTGTCCATCTGGTTGACCACCAAACAAGTTAATGTTACCTGTGGCAATGTTACGATTAGGAACAAAGTCACCATCTAGTCCACCAGTCCAAGCACCACTAGCTTGTAAGTTATTTATAATCTTATTTAAAGCTCTCTTAAGCTTCTCATTCTCTGCTCTTAAATCAGCATCATTGTAAGGCTGTGAAGGACTAGGAATGTTCCCTGTAAAGCTAATAGTACCATCTTTAGAGATACTAATTAAGTTACCTGCTTTATAAGTAGGAGCAGTAGACCCTCCACCTCCAGCATTATTAGCTAACCAACATAGCTGATTAGATACGTTCTTATTGAAACACCACTGTGAGTAGGCAAACTTGGCTGTCTGGTCTACAATCTCACACATTTGGCTATCCCTAAGAACTAGAGCGTGCATTTTAATTTTATCATCATTCTGTGCTAAGAGTGATTGGCAAGCTGTCTTACCAACTACTATATCTTCACACTGACAGTTTACACAATCTGACATTAGTTATCTCCTAAACAATCAAAATCGCATGACATTAAGTCACATTCTTCTATAGGGGGTATAGGTTTTGGAGGTTCATGAAGGTCTACAGTCTCACCTCTAAAGTTGTTACCAAAGAAGTCCATTACCCAGTTACTTGGCTCTTCTGCATCACCATTCTGTTCTGTGGCATCAGGAGCACCACCTATAATCTCAAAATCAATCTTGGTAGCCACACCAGCCATAAGCATAGAGCCTTTAGGTACAGATTCCTCATATTCATAGGCATTATTGTAGGTACTCTTGAAATATGCTCCATCTTTTACAATATCAGCATCATTAGGGATACTATAGATAGTTTGGCTGTTATTAAAACTTGCTTTAAAACTTTGTAACCAGTCAATATCACTGATAACCATTACATTCATAAGGTTAAGAGGTGCTCCACTATCATCAGTAAATTCAAAAGAACCTCTAACTTTATAAATCTTATACATATCAAAAGATATACCACCAGAAGAGCTATAGATTTGTAAGTATCTATCACTAAGACCAGTCTTGTAGAAAGACTCTCCTCCAGCTTTAGAGAAGAACTCACTGACAGTTATTTTTACATGCACATCCTTACCAGAAGTAGTTCTAGCTACATTTCTTAGTGTGTAGATTAAGCCTGGAGCTAATTCACTTCCTAGGAATTTATGAGCTTTGTTATCTTTTCCAAAGCCTATACCTCCTACCACATAGTCCACACCCTCTTTAGAGGTTGCTAATGAGAACTTAGAATAGTAATCATAACTTCCAGCTCTTGAAGGGTCAAAGTCACCAGAGATATAAATACCGTCTATCTCTTGCTTGTTAGGGTCATTCTTCATTTCCTCTAAGCGCTTCTTGGCTTTCTCTAACCGTTTGAGCTGTTCTTCATAGATGGCTTTAGCTTCGTTGTAGATACCTTTTTTATCATTAGGAGTATTAGGCTCTTTCTGCTTGTACTTCTTAATCATGTCCTTGTTACGCTTCACTGTGATTGAGTTAGCTTCAAGGATATTTTCTTTCATACAATGTAAAGTTACACACAGTGATTTAATCTTCTTCTGTAAGCACACCATACGTTGCATTACATCACAGATAGTCTTGATAATCTTTCTTAATCTACACCAAAGCCTAAATACACCCTTCTGTGTATTAGGAACAATATCACACTGCTCAGAGTCTTTGATTATATCACCAGCACGCTTAATATCCTCTTGTGATTCATTTTTATCACACCACTTACCAGTGATTACTTTATCATCACAACGACAATCACAAACGTCCATAAGACCTCCTAGCACTTATCACAGCTAACCTCACAAGGAGTAACTGGTTGTTCTTTTAATACACTCAGAACCTCTGCAATACTGTCATTCTGGCATTTAACAGTACCACACAAGCTATCTACTTTAGTCTCTAAGCACTCTAGCTTTCTAATGATATAGCACAAGAAACCTACAATGTTTTTGATTACACACCACACACCATAGAAGGCTTGTCTAATAGCTTCTTGAAGATTACACCACTCAGAGGTTGAGATTTTCCTCATTGCTGGTCTAATCTTTAGGTCATTTAGCTCTAGTAACTTAGCACAGTTCTCTGGTCTTGGCTCAACTTTCTCACACTCACAGTGCTTATTTAAACAGTTATCTGCCATCATTCATTCTCTTTCTTGTATGTGATATTAGACAGCCCTAAGACTGTTCCCAAGAATGTATTAAAGGCTGTGAGGACTACCACAGGGGTAGTCATCTCATAACCTAATTGCACTCCTACCACACCAATAAAAGTAATGAAGGCAGGTAGTGCTGTAGTTGCTATAAATTTAGCAATATCATAATACTCATTACTTAATTTCATTTAGATTCTCCTAAGCAAACAATCCAACAAAGTTAAAGATTACACGTTTTCCTACCAATGCTTGTGGTACTGTAGATACTCTAACAGTTCTTCCTTGATACCACATAGATACCATCTCACCAGCAATGTAAGCTTGTACCTCAATAAACTCAATAGGTTGAGGAGTATTTGGAGGAAACTCACAGATAATAGAACTATGTGACATTGGTTGTAGGAATGTACCATCTAGCTTCATATTACCAAAGGAAGTGACATTATTGTGGGATAACACAGGGACTCTTCCATCATTAGTATATCTAAAGGCATTAGGGTTCTTCCATGTAGCACTATACTTTGTCAGTGTTTGTGCTCTTTTGTTATTCTCAGCAATAGCCTTATCTACTTCACCTTTTGTGTAGTGCTTTTGAAAGGCTACATCAGCGTTGATTGTGAATACCTCTTCACCATTCTCCTGTGATTTAACCACAGTAAGTCCATCAGTAGTAGACTTTAGGTTGTAGAGGGTATCCTTATCTTCTAGTTTATTGTAGTTCTTTGTTGTCATTATCTATAAACCTCAATGTGGTAATGCTTGTTTAATCTGGTCAATGAACCAAAATTCTTCTTTTTCTCCATTTACTCTTGTTAAGCCAGCACCATTGATAGAGCTATTAGACTCAGAGTATTCATTGAAGCATGTTTGAAGAGTATCATTCATTTCATTGATTTTAGTCCACAATGGCTGTAAATCTACTGAACTTCCACCACTAGGAATAGACTGCTCAACTACTTTATAATTTTTACTTGCCACTATAGACCAACTTTCTCTTTAATCTTCTCTATCTCAGCATCTTGAGCTTCTACCACTAGTTTAAGCTGTTCTGAAATCTGTGAGTTATTCACAGAAGTACCATTCACCCTAGTCAAGGTAAAATACTTATCATCTATCTGTGTTTCTTCATACTGATTGAAGCAAGTTTGCACAGTAGTGTGTAATTCATTTACCTTATCCCATAGAGGTTCAAGACCTGTCTTATCTATTACTTTAAACTCTTTACTTGCCATATTATACCTTATCTAACTTACCAGTAGGGTATGGGTCATCAGTGAACCATGAAGCACTAGAGAAACGAATATCATTGAAGGGTTCAGTAGGAATTACCTCATCAAAGATTAGTCTCATAAAGTTGGAATCATCAGTTCCTCCAACATACCAACTACCATATACCTTTTGTTTAGTTTGGTCATCTTGGAAAATCATTCCTTGTTGAGAGTATGTAGCTCTAAATCCTTGAATAATATCACCTGGAATAATAATTCTACACCCTCTGTCTGCTTGGTGATTCTGAGGAACAAACCCAGGTTTACCTCTACCTACAATACCTAATCTACCAAAAGAACCACCAACTACTTTAAAGGTTACAGTATCATTCACACGCCTCATAGCAATATACTGACCTTTAGGCACACTTACTGTCTTCATCTTAACCCAACCAGTATCACCTCGTAAGATTTTCCAACCAGTATTACCACCTTCTGTGGTCTTTATCCACTTCACAGCACCATTGGTCACATCTAAGTCGATATAAGTAGTACCTATATGTCCTGTAACTTTACCTTCTGGAAATCCATGACCACTAAGCTCAGTAGGTAGCTCTACAGTATTACCATTACTAATAGAAAGGTTCTGACCATCTAAGGAAAGTGTTTGATATTCTTTAGCTGAACCTTGAGCTATATTATAATTTTTACTTGCCATTTCCTTAATAATAGTTTAAAGGGGGAATAAACCCCCATTAAACTACCCTTTCTTCTGAACTTTATAAGAGTTAATTGAAGCAGTCACAGCAGTGAATTTAGCTTCTACATAACCTTGCTCAACTCCACCTTTAGAGATTGAGATTCTTGCTGGTTCTGTACCTTGCAACTCAGCTAGGCTAATTTCTTTACGGTATTTGACCACTTCATTCTCATTCTCTGGTTCAAACACGAGGTATGTTTTCAATGTAGTTCCTACATAGAAATACTCTACATATACAAACTCATTGATAGCATTTTTGTATGAACCTCTAACTCTCTCTCCAGTAACACCAGAGTTAAATCCAATAGGTTCATTAGTGACAGTAATTTGTATTGGTTTGAATGGAGAAGTACCTCTAACTGTTACAGTACCTGTAAGAACAAGCTCTTTAAGTGGGTCAGTAGTTGCTTCTGAGGTTAAATTAATACCATCTAAACCTTGGCTAATTGTAACAGCTTTAGTAGTCTTAACTAGGTCATACTCAACTTCTGGTTTATTCTCAAGAGCTTCAACTCTACCTCTAAGAGCACTATCATCATAGGCTACAGATACAGTATCATTATCTGTGAATGAGACTTCTTTGTTATCACCATTTACCATAGTGTAAGTCAACTTCACAGTGTTACCTTCTCTAGATACACCTACGTTAGAGACAAAGTTATCAGTCTTACCTTCAAGAGCAGTAATCTTGTTACGAAGCTCTTCATCATTATAGACTGTATCTTTATCTTCTTTAGTCTCAAGGGCTGTCAATCTAGCAGTCACAGCAGAGTCATCATAGATTGTATCCTTGTCAGGTTTAGCTTTAAGAGCTTCAACGTCTGTAGTCAAGGTGTTAATCTTGTTCTCATGCTCATCTACCATATTGTCAGTAGTAGCAATGCTGTCCTTGTTAGCTTGGATAAGCTTCTTAACTTCTGTATCATCATACACAGTATCCTTATCAACCTTAGTTTCAAGGGCTGTAAGACGTTCCTTAAGTGGAGCATCATCATAAACTGTGTCTTTGTCAGGTTTGTTTTCTAGGGCTGTGATACGCTCTTTGATAGGTGCATCATTGTAGATGGTATCATTATCTGCTCTATTCTCAAGGTCTTGCACACGAGCTTTAAGGGCTGAATCATCATAAGCGATTGCCTTAGTGTCGTTATCATTGAACTCAAGATTAGTAGAAGAACCATCAATGTTAGTGTAAGTAAGGGTAACTACATTACCTTGTCTTGTCACACCAGCACCAGTCAAGAATGATTTAGTCTTCTCTTTAAGAGATTTGATAGCTTCATCTTGCTCTGTATCTTTAGCCTTAAGTGCTGAATCATCATACTTAGGAAGCTCCACAGAGTTACCATTAGAGATAGCCAATGTGTGGTCAATAAGGCTCAATGTTTGTTTATCATTGTCCTCTTTAGCTTCAATAGCTTGTAGACGTGTATCCAAACCTTGTGCTTTAGAATCTGCATCAGCCTTGTTGTCTGCAATAGACTTAGCCAATTCAGCATCTTTAGCTTTAAGAGCTTGGATTTCATTGTCTTGTGCTTCATCTTTAATAGTCTGAGCACTTTCATCAGTAGTCACACGGTTAGACAAGGCTTCAACTTTAGCTTTAAGAGCTGTGTCGTCATAGACTGTATCTTTATCAGGCTTAGTTTCCAAAGCTGAGATACGAGCATCTAGGGCTGTGTCCTTGTCAGTCAAGTCAGATACTTTAGCTTTCAATGCTGAATCATCATAGATAGTGTCTTTGTCCTCTTTAGACTCAAGAGCACCAATACGATTTTCCAATTCAGTATTCTTAGTATCTTGTGCTTGTTTGTTGTTATCTGCTTTTGTATCTACAGCTTGAATTTGAGCTTTAACCTCAGCATCATTGTAGATTGTGTCTTTGTCTTCTTTAGCTTCTAAAGCAGTAAGACGTTCTTTCACAGCAGTGTCATCATAAGCAAGAGTTACTGTATCAGAATCTTCAAACTCAACCTCTTTATTAGAACCATCAACATAACTATAAGTCAATTTGACTTTGCTACCTTCTTTGTTCACAGAGACACCAGATACAAAGTTATCTGTTTTAGCCTTGAGTGTGTTGATTTCATTAGTCAACTCTTGGTCTTTGCTAGCCAATTCTGTGTCTTTAGCCTTAAGCTCTTCCACACTAGCTTTCAAAGCACTGTCATCATATTTAGGAAGGGTAACTGCATTACCTCCACTGATTGACAATGTATTATCTTCAAGACTAAGAGTTTGGTTATCATTATCAACCTTGTTTTCCAAGGCAGTAATCTTACCTTCAATCTCTTTGTCTTTAGCATCAAGCTCTGCATTTTTAGCATCTTGTGCTTCTTTGTTAGCAGGAACAGTAGTCTCAAGAGCAGTTACTCTACCAGCAAGGGCTGTATCATCATATACAGTATCTTTGTCTGGTTTAACTTCCAAGGCTTGGATTCTATTTTCAAGCTCTGTGTTCTTACCGTCTTGAGCTGACTTGTTACCATCTACCTTGCCTTCTAAGGCTGTAATTTGCCCTCTGACAGCACTATCATCATAGATGGTATCTTTGTCTTCCTTGTTCTCTAAAGCTTCAATACGAGCGTCTGTGTGCGTTCTAAGAGCAGTTAAGTCATTCTCAACTCCTTGGATTGCACTTTCATTAGCTTTGATACCTTGCTTAACTTCTGTGTCATTGTAGATAGTATCTTTATCTTCCTTGTCTTCCAAGGCTTTGATACGAGTCTTCAATGGTTCATCATCATAAGCAAGGGTAACAGTATCACTGTCCTCAAATTCTACTTCACTAGAAGAACCGTCCACACGAGAGTAAGTCAATTTAACTTTACCATCAGCCTTAGACACAGCAACATTATTGATAAAGTTATCTGTTCTACTTTCAAGGGCTGTAATCTTCTCATCTTGTGCTGTATTCTTAGCTTCAATCTCAGTAAGTTTATTTTCAACTACTGGTTTAGCTTCTTCAAGAACATTCACACGAGTAGTAAGAGCATCATTCTTACCTTCTAAGAAGTTCTTCACAGACTCAGTATAGTCATTAGCTTGTTTAATGCTCTCCTTCACAGAGGTGTCATCATACTGTGGTAGGTCAACTTCATTACCGTTAGAGATAGAAAGCTTATTACCAGCAATAGCCAATGTCTGTTTGTCTGAATCTTCCTTAGATTCCAAAGCCTTAACTCTTGTGTCAAGTCCTTGTGCTTTGTGGTCAATCAAGTCAACTGTTTTACCAAGAGTTTCACCCAATGTCTCAAGAGCAGTTTCTACTTCTGCATCTTTCTTCTTAAGGGCTTCAATCTCAGCATCTTGTGAACCATCTTTCTCAGCTTGTGCTTTGGTTTTATCCTCAGCATCTTTAGCCAATTTGTCAGTTCTGTTTTCAAGCTCAGTCACAGCATTGGTAATGTCTTCTACCTCTGTGTGTACTGCTTTAACCTCTTCCTCAAGACCACCATCTAGGAGTTTGAGTTGGTCATTGATTTCATTGATTGAGTTATCTAGCTCACTAGTCAACTCTTTCAATCCTTGAGAGTCTTTTTGTAAGTCTGCAATAGCCTTACCATGCTCTTCATCTAAGTGTTGCACAGACTCATTCAAGTCTTTCACAGACTCTCCTAAGTCATCAATAGCACCATCTTGACGTTCATTCTCTTTCTTAAGCTCAAGAACTTTAGCATCAATAAGGTCTACTGTTTTCTCAATAGTCTTACCAACTTCTTCAAGAGCATTATCTACTTGGTCATCATGAGCTTTCAAAGCTTCTAGCTTAGTATCTTGTTCAGAATCTTTAGCTTCAATAGCTGAAAGTTTAGCTTCATGCACAGCATCTTTAGCTTCCAAGGCAGATACTTTAGTATCCAACTCTTTGTCTTTAGCTGTCAATGAATCCAATACTGCTTGGAATGAAGGAGAAGTAGTCACAGTGAACGTTACATCACCATTCTCATTATGTACTTCTTTCTTCACAGTGATTAGACCTTCACCTACTACATCAATTACTTGTGGAGACAAGTCAATGGCATCATAGCCACTTCTGTCAGGACGTAGTACATAAGCACGTTTGTCTTGACCTGCATTGTCTTTAGGCACAAGGTAGATATAGTTTAGTTCGGCTGATTCTTTAGGAGGTAGCTCACCAACAATCTTAACGATTGGGTCTTTTTTAAGTAGCTCCATTAAGCAACCTAAACCAACTTTAACTTTTGTCATTTAGTTTCTCCTTTTTGGATTTTAATAATACCATCTTTGTCCGTTGTGAATGTTCCATTAGTGTTCATCACACCATCATTATCCACAAAATACCAACCATCTCTACCCTTCACAAAGGTGTTTGTTTGCATATCACCATTAGCTGGGTCTAGATAGTACCACTTATCTTTGTCTTTTAGCCAACCAGTCTTCATAGCACCTTGTTCTTGGAAATAATACCACTTTCCTCCAACATTTTTCCAGCCAGTAGCCATTTGACCTGAATTATCAAACCAGTACCAATAGCCGTCACTATGTTTCTTCCATTTGTTAGATAACATATAACCACTATTGTCAAAGTAGTACCAAACTTCTTTAATCTTTTTAAACTGTTCTTTAGGATAAGTTCCATCAGCATACTCATACCAATAACCATTGGTGTTCTTCTTCCAACCCTCAGTACCACCAATACCATTCTCAATATCTTTCTTAAATTGAGCTTTTGAAATTCCCCAACTCTCTAGGTAAGGATAAGGGTCAACGTGGTCTGAGTGATTATCAGGTTGGTTATAAGTACAGTAGTAATGAGTTTTAATACCAGCTAAGTCATCAGTATCTAATGTTACTGGGATTCCACCTTCTACTGCAAGTTCACGGAGGAGTGTTACATATAGTCTATAGTCAATATCAAATTCTTCTTGTGTTTGGTGACTCTCAATCAACTCCACAGAAGCATAAGACTCTGCGTTCCACCCTCCTCCAACGTCATAACTTCCACGATTGGTTTGGGCTGTTTGTAGCACTCTACCATTCCCTACAACGTGTGTAAAGAATCCTGAATCAATAGGTCTTCTTAGATGGTAATCTGCTTCATTATCCACAGTGGAGTTTTTATTCCCTGTAGAGTGTGCATGAACTTGTCTATATGGAGCATACCCTACTTGTGGAGTATCCCATCTAAGTTTATGCTTTTCTATTTTTACCACTAGCTTTCTCCTTACTAAATTGCCATTCTAGCTTAGTATCCAATCCATGAATATAGTGATTACCTTGTAAGTTATCAAAGTATTCCTTCACAAGAGGTCTAGTCATTTCCCATTTCTCTTTTGCTGTGAACTCTGTTGAATTATAAATCTGCAAGTATTCTGAGCGTAGACTAGAGCGTTTAGCTCCCTTAGTAATCTCAATGAGCTGTTCTCTCTTACGATTTAAAAAGAATACTCCAAAACTGCAAGCAGTAGTAATCAATAGAGTTAAGCCTGTAACTACTGTTTGGTCTTCTAGGAGCTTTAATATAATACTATTATTACCCATATAGACCACCTGTTTCTATTTCTAGGATTGGGTCTTCCCCACCTTCTGCAAGTTTCTCAAGGTCTTTAAGGATTTCCTCTTTACCTTTACCCACACAAGGCATATCAATAACCTTTTCTTCTGGAATAGGTGTTGGTGTAGGAGTTACTCCTCCTTCATTACCTTTCCCATTATCAAGGCTACAGTCAAAGTCAATTTGTATTCCATCACACTGACCTTCTAGCTGTTCACAAGTTGCTTTAGGAATCTGTGAATAACGTTTAGACCAGTCAATGTATGAAATACCACAGAGTTTATCTGCTTCATCTAATACATAGACCATGTTTACCTCACATAAACGTCAAAGGACGTTTTATCATTAGTTGTATATACTTTACCCTTAAATCCAAAGGGTGTGTTGTAAGTTCTGCCTATAATATCACCATAAGTCTTAGGAGCTGACATTATTATATTACCATCACCATCAGACAAGAATCCATAGGCATTGAATCCCTTACCAGGAACTTGTACATTCTCAGGGAAAGAGCTTCCTGCTGAGTAAGTCCATTCATAGTTGGCTTCTTTTATACGACCTAGTGAAACAAACTGTGCTAGGGAATAGATTTTCTGTGTACCAGATTGGTCTATCCCATCAGTAGTTTTGTCTGTAAACCAGTCATAACCATTAGGTGTCTCATATTTCTTTTTCTCTTCCTTCTTAGTGGTAGAGTAATCATCTAGCTTTTTCACACAAGAGATAGGTATATAAGCCACAGAACCATCATACTTATCGTAGATTAGCCATTCACCATTTATGTTACCTGTGACCTTGTTACACTTATAGAATGTCTCTATCACAGTGGTGTCTCCAGGAGATTTAATTCCCTCAACCTTATCACAAGTAATTTCAAAGAAGTCTCTAGCAATGAACTTATCAGTCTCTTTGGCATTACCTATTTTAGCACCATTAGCATCAGCAGGTTCATAGTTATCTTGACCCTTAATGCGAATAACATTAAGCAATGTATTGCCATAGCCATAAACAGCTCTTCTATGCTCTACTGTACATTGGTGTTGATAGTTTTGTTCAACCACAAGGGCATCAGATAAATCTCCACCACCATACACAAAGACGTGACCATATAGCCAACCTTCTCCTTGTGGTTCTCTTGTAGTGATAATGTCACCTACATTGAGTTTCATTCCCTCAGAATAAGGTATAACATCAGCAAAGGAAGATATATCATTGGCAAGTCCGAAGTCTTTAGCTCCTTCTCCGTCAAATTTGAATCCCCAATGTTGAGCTACAATATTAGCTAAGTCCGCACACTGGTAGCCATATTGACCGTCAAAGTCAACACACTGACCTGCATATTGCTGGGCTATCTTATAAGCATTTGTCATAATAATTATACCTAAAATTCATCATCTAGTAAACTCAAACACAAGTGAGTAAGGTGTGTAAAATCATAGCTAAATTCTTCTTTATCAAGCTGAATTATGTTAGATTTTCTAAAGCAGATAACCTCTTTATCCTCAACCCTTAATGAGAAATCATCAGAGTGAATGAACTCACTAGCACCACCTACATCATTACTATAGATAAGCTGTCTCACAAACTGTTCCACAATGTCTTCTGCAAGGATTCTATTTCTCATTCTATGAACAAGGTCTTTTCTAATCTTCTTATTCTTGGGCATCTACTTCCATCTCCTTCAATACTTGTTTCAGTTTATACTCTAACCAATATATCTCACCCTTTAGCTTCTCATTAGCTATCACAGATTGGTAGTCTGTAGGGTGCTGTGCTAGGTGTCCTTCTAGCTTGTATTGTTTAGTCTCTCTGTGAACCTTTCTTAGCAAGGTGTTCTTATATGTACCATATAGGCTCATAGTTCCTCCTAGTTAATGTGACTATACTTTAAGAAGTTTCTAAGGGTAATCTTGGCTTCACCTAGTGCATACACAGTGAATACCTTCTCACCAGCACTAAACAAAGCACTACGTTGCGAATCATTTAGATACCATGCAGAATACATTAAGTCATAGCCTTCTAGTGGTTTGTTATTAGGGAAAATACCCTCTCCACTAGCATCATCACCAATCCAATTACAACCCCACTGTCTTCTAAAGATTTCAGTAAGGTCAATCTCAGCAGTCTCTCCTGTATGCTCATTCTTAGCTGACACAGTTAAGTGAACGTCTGCAATAGGATTTACTTTTCCTCCATCACAGCCACTCTTATTCTGCTCCACAATGAACTTTAAGAACCATCTTTGGAATCTATCCAAGTCTGATGGAACTAACACACGGAAGGAAGCTGATGATTGGTCTTTGTTAATAGGAACTACGTCCTCTGGGTCTGGTTTATCATTGTCTGTGTTTCCACTACCATCACCCTCTAAGACATTCTTAATGAACTCATAGTGCTTTTTAGCAAACTCCACACGCTCTGCTGGTTTGTTACCTTCTTGTCCTCCCCAATCTCGTAAGAATCTTAGGGTAAGCTCTTCAATGTCTCCATCACTAGAAGCTACCTCTTTTACAACGTTAGCTAGACCTTCCTCAGACAACATGAACTTAATCTGTGTGTTAAATGAGAAAATACTTCTACGTTTATCCTTCTTAGCAAAGTCATATAGGGCTTTAGCTCTTGGACCAGTCCATTGTCCTAAACCTAAACCAATCCAGTGTTTACCATCTACTAGGTATCCACCTTCATTAAGGGGGAAGTTCTTATACAAACTAGCAAAAGCTCCCCATGAGCCTAATAGGTTTTCTGCTGTAGGTTCGTCTTCCATTAGACCATACTTATTACCTGTTAAATCATCAGTTTCATAACGCTTTGCTGTTACATTACTCTCAATACCAAAGAATCCTACAATAGCAGAAGCTCCCTCTGGTTTAGTTCCAGGGATTTCTTTCTTAAGAGCTTTGACTAGTTTCTTGATACGTCCTTGAACATCTTTATCTTCACCATCATCATCTACTTCCTCTTTACCATAAGGAGCACAAGCCTTGGCAGTGTGGAATGATGATACATAGTCAAGGGCATAGAGGTCAGTTACACCTCCACGTCTTTGCTTTGATTGCTGAATAACCCTAGCCTTAGTTCTAGCCACAGAGTTTACTAGTTTTACATAACTGTTTGACATATTCCCTCCTACTGGTTCACAGTAATATCTCTATCACTGTACAAGAACTTGGATAGTTTTAGCTTTTGTAAGTGTGTATTTCCTACGTCATACTCATCAGTAATGTGAGTGACATAGAACCAATCACTTTGTTTAAGAATCTTCTCATAATACTTGGTACAAGCAGTCAATTCCCACACACCAGCATTAAGAGTGAACATTACCCTATCACCTACACCTAGTGTTCTAGGCTCTAATGGCTCTATTGTAATGTCATAGGTAACTTTACGTCTAGAGTTAATTAAACGTCTTATAGCTGTCCTATAGAGCTGTTCTGTGGCTCTAAGTCTATCTGAGTCTGTAATCTCTCTATTGTCATCAGCAATGGATTGTGTGTCATTATCAGTCACAGTACCCCAATAAAGCTCTCCTGCTTCTAAAGCAATACCTTCCTCGTCCATCACAGCAAACTCATCTCCAATAATCTCTGGAGCGAATACTGGTAACTGAGGATAATCATAATAGCGCTGAGAGTTTACTTTATTACCTGTCTTAATCACAGGGAAACCTTTTAGCATGAACTTAGGGTTATGAAAAATATCTCTAAGGGTAAGGGAACTAGCACCACTATCAGATTTATCTGACATGGCTACAGCTATATTCACAGTATCCTCATAGTTTTCCTCTACCTCATTCAAGGCAATCAGCTTTGTGTGCTCATTGATTAGGACATCTCTCTTATGACCAAAGATACCAAACTGAATCAGATAAGGGTCTTGTCTACTTACTCTCCAATAAAGGGCTGTAGTCTTTTCACACACCTTAGTCAAGAACTCAAGGAAAGTCTCATTAGAAAACTCATACTCAATCAAGTTCTTCTCAGCATAATCATCTAGATATTCAATCTTAAAGTCATTTAATAGGTCATCTTTGTGTTGTTCACCTTTCCAATAACCCATTGCTTGCTCTACTGCTGATACTACAGACCTAGCTTTTACTGTTACGTTTGTAGGAAGAGTTCGTTTACCTAGTCTACCAATTATATGAGAAGTGTCTACACTCACAGTCATATTAGTAAAATCATTGACCTTATTACCAACATAACCTCTATATTCCCAATCATCAGTCTTGATAATGATATGTGTATTTCCATTCATCATCTTACCATAACGGATAGGGAGTGTGAGCTTAATTGAAGGAACTTCCATAAGGGAATATTCCACAGAAATACCCCCTAAGAAGTCATCTTTGGCTATAATAGCTGAACCTAGTCCAGAGCTTGCTGAATTTTCAATATAACCAATCATACTGTTACACCCTCATAATCAATAAAGATACAAGCATTTTCACTTTCTACACCACTAACTGATACTTGGTTGACTCCCTTCTTGATATAAGGAGTTTCAGCACAGAGAGTAAGCACAGAGAGGGAAACCTCTTTATAACTGAACTCTATACATTCCCAAGACTTAGCATATCTGATTTCACCTTTATAGTTAGCTGTAAGGACTCCATTGTACTCACCACTAATCTTAAAGTCAATGTCATTGATTCTAACCACAGGGTCTTTAAACTGTCCATCTAGGGCAAAGCTCCACTTATGGCTATCAAGCACTGTGTCAGATATAAAGCTACCATTCAAGACCTCATGTACACAGTTATCACAGATTGCATGTTTGTAGAAGTCTTTAAGGGATTGATTGCATTTACCTTTTGAGCAGTTATAGACTATTCTCCATTTAGAGTTACACTCTTCAAAGAAGTCATTCATGAACTCTACATTAGCTTGTGCTGTACACAGGTCAATCATGTCGTCCATATCCTTACAGTCTTGCTCACAGCACTCACAGATATTATTACAATTTGGTAGTCCATTACAGCAATGTCTTGATTTACCTACACAGCTTGCTTTCATATCTAGGAAGTCACAGTTATCAAAAGGTTCTAGGAATGTCTTGGCTTCATCAGCTTTATACCACACACCATCAGGGTTATCGAACTCAACTTTAAACACAAGGTAGTCATCATCAGTGATTATCCACTCCTTGTTAGGCTGAATACTTGTAACATAGGCATTACACCACACAAGTTGTAGCCCAGTATTCACAGCCCATAGCTTACCTGGAGTGAAGAGCTGTTCAATGATAAAGTCATAGTGTGCTTGTATATGTTCCTCTGACCAATTATGAGTTCTTAATGCAATTTTAAGTGAGATAGAGTTACTATCTACTAATGATTTAGACCCAATATTTCCAACATAAGACCCATTGGTAAAAGTGCGTGAGGTTTTACTCTCACGCAAGCTAATACTCTCTGTCTGTTCATCAATAGATTTTCTACCAAGGAACACTAGGTCATTGAATTGGATATATCGTTTGGGCTTTGAGAAATTTTCATCACACGCAAACATTAAACATACCTCATCAATTTATCTACACCAAACATACCATTTAGATATTGAGATTTGTTATCAATATTTTGGCTAATCTTGGCATTATTTGTGTTATATACATTGTTAATTATAGTTGATTTATTCATGGTTTGCAAGGCATTTACACCGTACTTGTTAAGGTTATTTAGGAAGTTAGTACCAAGACTATCCACAGCCTTTTTACGAAGTACATACTCACCAGGAGTAAGCATTGCAGGCACTGTGTCAGTACCTCTGCTCTTCCAACCTACTCCAAGACCCTGTGAATGGTACTCAGGAATGATTCCTCCAGTGCTAAATGCAGGAATAAATCCACGTTTTTGTGATTTAGGTTTATTATTTCCCCCAGTAAATAATCCACTAATAAAGTCTCTAGCTGAATTATAAGCACTTACAACTGCATCCCAAATACCTTTTAGAGCTTCTACAAAGCCATTCTTAGCTTCTTCAACTTGATTAGTAGGTACTTCTTGCATAGGAACTTTTGCTTTATCAGACCCTTCTTGTAGTTTCTTGGCAGTAGAATCCATAGTACCACTCACATTGTTGTAGAGTTCCTGACCATTAGTATCTAGCTTAGAGGTATCCACAGAAGCAGGGTCATACCCTTTAAGGATTTCTTTAGCTTTTTCTAGAGGGATAGTACCATCTTTAACAAACTTACCAACAATGTTGTATAGGTCTGTAGCCACTATTGAATATTTCTCTTGAGGAGCTTCTTGTTGAGTCTCCTGTGCTACTTTCTCAATAGCATCTTTAAAGCTTGTAGCAGAACCATTTACAATCTTCTCTAGAATCTTGTTCTGTAAGTCCACACTGGTGATTCCCATCTTAGTAAGAACCTCTCTAGCTTTTTCTTCACTCTTCTTAATAGTACCCACAAAGGCAGTCTTATCAGATAGAGTTGTATACAGATTCTCATACTCTTTAGAATTAAGGTCTAAACCATTAGAAATAAACTTACCTGTCTTAAGATTTACAGTTTTACCAAGCTCTTCTAACTTTTCTCTGAACTCTGCTACTTTATGACTTCTTTGTTCAGCAGTAACATTATGAGTCATAAGGTTTGTACTATGAAGGTCTTTAAGGTACTTATCTAGTTCCTCACCATTCATAGAACCAAGCTTATCAGAAGTCTCTTTACTTATATACCCTCCATGATTCTCAGCTTCTTTCTTAATAGCATCAATCTTAGAAGTATTTTCCTCTTTGGCTGATTTACCTAGAGTAGTAGCACCATTTCTAAGGTTAGTTGCTAACTCTTTAAGCTGTTCTAAAGTATATCCTCTGATACCTTCTATGTTTAGCCCAACTTCTTCTAAGGAGCTTAAAATAGCATTTTTCTGGTCTTCATTATTTGCAAAGTTAGAACCTTCCAATGAAGAAGAAAGCTTAGAATCCAATGCTGAAATATCTCCAAATGTAGGAGTGCTACCTTCTTTATAAGACAAGCCTAGTTTAGCTAAATTATCCTTATAAGATTGTAAGTTTCTATCCCTACGAGCTTGTTCACCCTTGGTAAGTGTGTTGACAGTCTCAATCACAGTACCTGCTTCATCTTTAAATTCCACAAAAGGTCTACCCAATGCAGAATAAAGCTGTTCAATGGTAGCTAAGAGTTTCTCATCAGATAACCCTGTTTGAGACTTAAGGTCAGCCCACTTCACAAGTTTACCATTCAACTCTACAAAGTAATTCTCAATACCTTTAGGAACTGCTTGTGTATTAAGACCCACAGAACGCTTACCTGTATTCAAGTCACCATTAGATAGAGTTGTAAGTGAATCCACAAAAGCTGATGCTAGTTGGAGACCATTCTCACCATTACCTAACTGTGCAAAGAAATTACCTTGAACCTCTGATACTTGCTTACCAAGGTCTTTAATATAAGCTAAGGCTTGTTCTCCTTGCTCTTTCTTGAGTTGTTGAGCTTCTTTGTCTGCTTCTTTTTGTAGAGCTTGTTGTTCTTTTCTTCTGTTGTAGTTACCCCACAAGCTTGTTCCAAGACCAATAGCTCCTCCAATAATAGCTCCAGGTACTCCTCCTATTGTAGCTCCAGACATAGCCCAAGTAGCTGTACTTGTCACAGCATCACTAAGGTCTTTCCAACCTTGCCCTACATTAGAGTTTTGAATACCTGTGTTTACAGCATCTAGCACTAGGCTTCCTCCAAGAGTAGCCACACCTTTAGCAACAGAAGCTATCTTAGGAATATATTTACCAAACTTGGTGAACCCTGTTCCAATAGCTGATACTCCTGCTGTGAACTTATTGATTGCTGTAGGTTTTGGCATAGCTGTCACAGATTGATTATAAGCAACAACACTATCTAGGAAAGCATCTTTAAGCCCTTGTTTAAATCCTACACCTTTACCTTTTGGTGCACCTTGTACTGGTGCTCCTGGAACTCCTCCACCAAAGTTACCTCCTAACCCTAGTGGATTGATTCTACCATTAGTAGCAGAAGCCATAGCAGTAGCCACAGTAGTTAATGAGGTAATGATACCAGTAGCCCAAGAGACAAACTTAGTACCAATATAACCCAATACAATGTACTTACCTACTCCACCAAGTAGAGTGGCAATACCTGATGCTACATTGACTGCTAGTGTTAGGAAATCTAGGATTTTCTTAAGACCACCCTCTACTGAACCACCAATAGCCACAAGAGTTTGCTTTATAGCATTGGTTACAGCTTTTACAAAATTCTCCACAGCTTTAAAGAAGGCTTTTGCACTAGAAGATGATAGGGTAGATATGATACCTTTACCTAATTCTGTTAGAAGAGGTTTAAGGTGCTCTATAATACCCACCAGAGCTTCTCTAAGGCTGTCTACAGCTCTATTAAATGCTCCTTGGTCAAATGTACTGATTCCAGTTATAATGTCTCCTAGAGCCTTTAGAGCTGTTTTAAGCACAATGGCAAAATTACTGATTAGATTAGTCTTAGTTGCTACAGTATCCACAAAGGTAATAACTGATTTAGCTAGTGTACTAATACCTTCAAATACACCCTTTACATCTTGGGGATTGATTGATTTAACAATGTTGTTAAGAGTCTTAGAAAGCTCATCATAGATAGATACTACTTGTTTTACAGCTTCTGATTTCACAGCCAACTTAGCCAAGTTATTGTATACATCTACATATTGAGATAGCACTTTAAGAGCACCAGCATTGATAGCTTGTGTAGTTAATTGTGAGATACTACTTAGAAACTCTGATGCAGTGTGAACAATGTCCTTAGTAAATTGACCAAACTCTTTACCTGAGCTGTTCAACACAGTGAGCATATCTTTTGTGATACTAAAGAATCTGTTACTTACATCAAGACCACTTACACCTTCTTTAAAGTTCTTAGCAAAGGTCTCAATACCTTTAAGAATCTGATTACCAAAAGTGAGCTTCCAAGCTGAACCAAATTGGTTTACTTGTTGGATTGTTCCTCCAATAGCATTACCTAGTTTAGTAACATACTCTTTAAACTTATCTGTACCTACAATCTCTGTAATACCTTTGATAAAATCACGAGTAGCTACATATACTTGGTTTAGTGCTCCTGGTTTGGCATTACCCTCTTCATCAATCTCATCAAACACAAGAAGGTTAGATAGGGTTTCCTTAAAGTTTGCAATGGCTTGTTTAGGTGTAACAATAGAGGTAACTAGGTTTTGGAATATATCTTGATTCCCTAGCTTGTTTACTGCATCTAAGTATTCATTGGCTGTAATAAGTTTCTTACGAGTTGCATCAGTGATAGAATCCTCACCTTTAGATTGGGCAATCTTAAGAAGCTCCTCATTCAATTTAGAAGCCCCTAGAGCTGATAGACGTTCACGAATGAAACGATAGTCACCTTGGTTTAGATAACCATTGGCAAGCATTTGAGAGGTCTGTGTGGTAACTGTCTTCATACCTTGAACTGGGTTCTTAGTCTGAGCTAGTAAACCTGCATAACCTCTAACAATATCCTCAGCATCTTTACGACCATAGGCAGTATATGTAGAAGCTTGTTCTAAGAGGTCAGTAGCATCAAACACAGAAGCCTTACCATAGTCACCTAGACGTTTAATGGATTTGTTTGTTTCTTTCTCACTAAACCCTAGAGCTTCCATGTTGATTCTATAAACCTGCATGGCATCACCAAGGTTATTGGCTTCATCTTTAAGCTGACCAACACCACTCTTCACAGCACCTAATGTACCTTGAATAGCATTACTTAGAGCACCAGTTACCTTGTTCCCTACTAAGCCCATGATATTGTTCTGAATACCCATCACAGTAGAGTTAACCTTATTAAACACAGAGAGTAGACCTTTTGCTGGGTTTACTGCTCCTAGCTTAATCATTTGTGATGACAATCCCATTGTAGAGGTTGTAACATCTTGAACAGCTTTATGAAGGTTTCTCCATGATTGATAGTCTTGGTCACGGACTTTTACATATTCAGCTACTTTCTCTTTAGGTCTAGTTACTTGGGTTTTATCCACAGGAGCTAAACTGGTCTCTGTAGCCTTTCCCTTTTTAGTTCCAACCATGATTGGAATATTCTCAATTTGTTTTTTAAGGGATAAGTAGTCTCTAAGAGCTTTATCTGTATTAAGATTCAAGTTAACATTAAAAGAGAGCGGAGAAGTATTCTTTCCGCCCATCTTTTTTAGTTTCTTCTCAAAGTCTAACACAGAATCCCTAAGAGCTGACACAGACTTCTGGGCTTTTTCAATTTCCTTTAAACCTGTAACATCAACCTTAATGGTTCTAATTGTCATACTTTTCTCCTATGATTACGCTACGTCCTCAACGTTTCTACGGATTTCATAGAAGTTACCATTTTCATCACGAGACACAGTGAATGTAAGTGACAAGGTAATTTCACCTTCCGTACCAAACTCACGAGAGTTTTCAGTAATAAGAACATTGTTGAATACATAGTATTCTTTAATTCCACGAGTGTTTTCAACTTCTTGAATAACACGGAAGTGAGTGTTACGAAGTCGTTTGTCATTAGCGACAATCAACTCTACATCACGTTCACCATTGTAAGTAACCAACAATTTCTCACCAATGTACATTGGGTTTACAAGCACAGTACCACGGTCATATCCATGATATTGTTGTGTCATAGCAATGAACTCATCATCTTCAAGTTCGATACCTGGAGACATTGGCATACTAGACAAGTAAGTACATGCACAGCGGTCTGATGAAACTGTGATTGTGTTACAATCTTCATAGTAAAGGTCAGGAATCAATAATGAACCATAACGCTTACCATCTACTGTAATTTCTTCTACAGTGAAGCTATCTGTAACAGGAACACCACTGGTCATTTTCTTAGACATAGATTGAAGTGGATTCAACCAGTAGTCATTACATGAAGTAGTAGTTGCTGTAATTTCTTTTGTAATCTCAACTTGAGCTTTATCATATTGACGACCAAAGCAACGAGCATCAGTGGCAGGCACAGATACGTTGTGTGTGAATGAAGTCAAACATGAAAGCAATACATTAGAGAACTTACGAAGCTCAGAACGGTCATTCACAATAGCTGGTGAAGAGAATCCAATGTGACCTGTAAGAGCATCATCTCCCTTATAAGTTACCTCATAAGTTACAACAATACCGTGGTCAGTTGGTTTCCAACCTGTACCTGTCTGAGTCATTACTCTTGAATCTGCAAAGTCAACAGTACGAAGAACGTAACCTGGAGCTGATGAGTTGAATGTGTAAGTGTACACATAAGAGTTTGTTTGAGCTACATCTTTAAAGTCAGATACAATAGCTTTGAACTCATACTTACCAGCTTTTGGCAATTTCAAGTATACCATGTTGAACCCTAATGCAAAGTCATCAGCATCAGAACGAACTTGGAACTTAGCAGAAGCTTTCTTATTAGCAGGGTTTACATACAAAGTACCTGTATTCAAACACTTAATAGGGTTACAGTTGATTTGGTCTTCTGGCACATCTTTACGGACATAGCTCACAAGAGTTCCTGATGGAATCTGAATTTGTTTGCTAGTTTTCCAACGAACACAAGGACGAATTTCTTCTGTGATAGATACAATAATTTTTGCATCTTTATCTTGTGTGTTGTAACCGTACATAGGGTGTGACATATCTACAAAACAGTTAGACATCTATTTCTCCTTTTTGTCTTGGTTTACATTTGGTTTTACAGGAGCAGTTTCTTCCTGAACTACAGGCTTAACTGTTTCCTGAACTTGCTTTTTTGAACTTTCATCTACCATGTGTTCTCTCACACGAGCAATAGCTTGAAGCTCTAATTTCCCACCATGACGGTTAGCAATCTCATTACGAGACATGAAAAACTCATCAAGGTTTAATGGTTGTTCTACAGCCATTTCTTTTCTCCTTATAAACATGTAAAGATTGAGAGCGTTGCAGGGAATGAAAACATTTCTACCTCATCTACTAGCTCATTAGAGAAGTCCTCTGGACAACCAATGTCTTGAACTTGTACTCGGATTGGTAAGTACCAACCATCTAATGAAGCTACATCTTGAGCGAATGTCTTTCTCTGAATACCTCTCGGTGTTTTAACTTGGTGAACCAACATATTCTTAAGTTGGCAATGTACCTCTTCTCTATACTCTAGTTTACCCTCTGGTGTATTTTCAATACAAACCTTACCAGTAGGAGGTGTAACTGGAGAGTAGTACACAGAGAAGTTTACATATACTTTAGAGAAACACTTTGCACTATTATCACAAGTAATATCAATAGCTAGGAATGGGAACTCCACACCTTGATTTAGCTGGAAATGCTCAGACGTTCCTACATGTTGGTTAAATTGTACGTCAAAGTTATCATAACGTTTTCTTGGGTCTAGCTCATCTATATGGTCTGGTTGAATGAAGTAGTCAAGCACATCAGCACCATACATTTGTAGCCATTTTTTAATGTTGATATACACAGCACTAATCATTTAGCTAATCTCCCTGGTATCTTAACTGTGCCCTTACTTCCCTGTGCATACAGATAATTTCTTCCTGGAGCTGTGTCCTTGGAAGTGTAATGAGCTGTTCCTGAACCTCTTCTCCCTGATGGTCTTTGAGCTTTATATATACCATAGAATCCACTAGTTGAGTCCACAAGGTTCTCACTATCACCTACAGTATCAAAAGCTGTAAAGATAAAGGGGAATTTAGGATTGTACTTGTAACCCTTAAACATATAGGTATTTACATAGTACCGTTCTTTTCCTCTCTTAGTTGGAGGATAATCATTTCTATCAGCATACACAGAGAAGCCATCACCAATCTTCTTCATCTTGATTGAACGAACCATACGACCTGTTCTCACAGAGCCTATAGCCTTGGCTTCTAGCATACCTGTCACAGTAAAGTCTACAAACTCTTTTGCAAACTCTATCCCTTTCCAGTCATGAATATCAATCGTGGTCACGAGTAATCACCCCCTGTAGTTGTTTTACATAAGGTTTACACTCTAAGAGTAACTGTTCACTTTCACGACCAGCTAATCTCTCACCAGTTAATTTCACGTCCCAGCAACCAGGAAGAATCTCATACGTTCTACTAGCTACCACTTTCCAAAAGAGATAACCAGCATCTTCTGGGCAACTAAATCTGTTACACCTTGTAGAAATTCTCTGCAATATATAATACCCATGCTTAATATCAAAATCACAATCATGGGATTGGTTATGTAATGAAAAATAAAATGTTTCTAGCTGTCTTGAAGTCTCTAAGCTATGCGTTGTTGTAGCATCACTTTCAGCTCCTCTTGACGTTGGCATGTGGTCTACACACTTAATATGCTCCACTTCTTCCCATAAACACTTCATTACTTGCCTACTATTCTCATCATAAGTTGGAGTAGCAGTACCTTGTCTTAACACAAGGATTTCCTTATTATTCCAAGGGAGAGCCATGATAACCTCCTTATAGGGTCATCTCATTGTCCGTATTGGTGTATGTACTCTCCATGTTATCTGGAACTTCCTCAAATTGGTTGCGAATGTTTCCATCTTTGTCTGTGTATTTTAGGTTTTTCAAATACTTACCTAGAATATCATCTACTGGGTATACCTTATCTTTTTCAAAGATATAAAGACGACCACTATAGTAGGTACGATACACAGTCTTATAAGTCTCCACACCATTGATTGAACGTCCAGTACCACACTTTGAACAGCCATAAGAGCGTGACTCTCTAGCATATTCACCATTATATCTTACTAACATTCTTTCCTTCTTCCAATGGTCAAATACATATTATCTGTGTAAACCCTCTTACACAGTGATAGTGAACTTAGCGTTTGTAATGCCCATGTATTTATGAGCTTCACATAATACCTATCAATACTTGATTGGTCTACTGTCCATTCTCGTACAATATAGTCTACTGATTTCTTCTTGAGCACAGCTCCTACAGCCAATCTATCCATATTAGCACACTCATCTAAAGTACCACAGTCATTCTGATAGGCAATAAAGATGCTTAGGAAGTGACACATTGCATCATACACACAGTCAGGTAGAGTTTCAGAGGTGTAACCTGCTTCATAGTCAAGCACAAGTTTATACTCAGCTTCACACGAACAAGGGTCACAGCATTTACAGCAAGGACTTAGCTCATCAGTTACATTCACAAGGATTGTACCATCTACAAAAGACCAATTCCATTTATCTGTATCTAGCTCATACTCTTCACGCTCAAGACCTTTTCTCTTGTGCATATACACCTTAAGTGTAGTGGGGTCAAAACCTTTCCAATAGTAAGGTTTAACCTCCACCATAGCATCACACCCACAGAGGTGAAAACTCGTGAGTGGAATTACTTCATGTCTTAAGGCTCTTAGTATCGTTGAACATTCACCATCAGTCCAACAGAGCAATCTAGCAAGGACACGGAGAAAGCTCTCCATGTACCTTTGCATAGTTGCACCATCATCACAGTCAAAACAACCACATCTTTCTTGAAGATTTTGAGTAATCTTAATTAGTTCAAGAGCTGGTTGCATAACTTATCTCCTTATTTAGCAGGGATTGTAGCCATTGGGAATGGGTTAAGACCTGTAAGAAGACCTTGGATACGTTCAAATACCACAGCAGGGCAAGTTTGCTCAAGAGGAATGTTTGCCACAAGAAGGTGAGAAATGTGAGAGTTTGTATGTACCAAACCGAAGTTTTCATACTTATCACAGATTACTTCACACCCTGGTTTTGAAACATCTTCTGTACGAACTGTGTGGATTGAAGATTGAGGTACGAACAAGTCATATTGAGTCAATGCTTCCACACGAGCCAAGTCGATTACATAGGCTTCACCAGTCATTGTTTTCTCAAGGTCATAAGGCAAGTGGTAAGATACACCGAATGGGATACCTTTGAATGAGATAGACTCACCATTCACAGACCAACCTTGAGGTAATTTACCATCTTTACCAGGTACAATTTCAGCTTTGATTCCACGAAGAGTTAGTGGGTGTACATAGATTTTGTAACGAGCTGATTGGTTATCCAATACATCTAGGTAGCAAGCTACTTGACGGAAAGCACCAATAACTGAACCAGAAGCATCAATAGGAGTTACACCTGGGTGAGACATCATTTCAGCCACACCAGCGAATGGACGTAGACCTTGACCACTAAAGTTCAACATACCTTGAACGATATGACGTTGAACGATAAAGGCGAATGTGTACCATGCCATGAATTGTTCTGCTTCTTCATAAGACATACCCAAACGTTGGAAGATATTGATAAGGTCTCCTTGTTTGAAGTGCATCTTGTCTTTCATCAAACGGTCAAGACGAGTTTCACAGTCTTTAAAACATAGGTAACGTACAGGAGTAGCATCACCAGTAGCTTGCATAGTGAATTTCTCAGTAAAACAGCAGGCATCAGAATTGTCATTAGCAAAGTCTGGTGCTTTTGTTCCCCAAGTAATACCTTCAATAATCCAGTCACCGTTCTTAGCTTGTCTCAAAGCACCAAAACTTGATTGCTCAAAACGCTTAAGAATATCGTTAACTAGCTCATCTCCCATACCTACTTCTCTTAGTGAGGGTACTGCTTTAGACCAGTCACGAGAGATACCGAATGGGATTTTACCATCTTCATTAGTGAAGTTTTCTTTAGTTGCTAGTTGGGCTTTAGTACGCTCATACAAGTTATCAATAGCTTCACCCAACAAAATATCAAAATTAGTTGTACTCACTTTATTGTCCTCCAAAGCGAACACGTCCAAAACGGTTCACAGGTTGTTCTTCTTTGATTTCTGCTTTTTCTACCACAGGGTTAGCTTTATCTAACAATGTAGCCAATTTAGCAAGTTGTGCATCTACAGCAGTCTCATTAGCTTCTTTTTCAGCCACAGTAGCTTTCAATTCAGCATTTTCTGCTTTAAGTTCTTCAACTTCTGCTTTCAACGCTTCAATAGATGCGATAGCTTGTGCTAATGTATCACCTTCCACAGCAGTTTCTTCTTTAACTTCTTCTACTGTTTCTTCAACTTCTGCAACTTCCTCTGTAGCAACTACTTCTTCTGTAACTGTTTCTTCTGGAGCTACTTCTGCTGAAAGGTGAGCAAGCACTTTGTCTAGAATTTCTTTCTTATTCAAGTGTTCTTCCTCATTTCTTACTAATAGTGATGGCTCATATCCACCACTCTTTGCATTTCCTGGATTCCCTACAAAGGAGAACCCTGTAATTTCAATTTCGTCTGTGATTGGTACGTCAATATCCCCACCATGCTCAATGTTATAAACAACTAGCTTGGCATATTCTTCAATGTCACTGTCTTGTATTTCTTTAGCATACCACAGAAACTCTGATGAAATGGCAAAAGGCTCATCTTGTAAGATAAGGTCTTTCATGTTGCTCAATTCTAGATTTACATGGGGTTTTACCAATAGGTCATAGCGACCATTCTCATCTTGTACCAATTTAAGGTCTGATTTCTTAAAATAACCTTCTCTAACAGGGTAAGAGTTTAAATCTCTGTGACCTGTAGAGACATATCCTTCAAAAGTACCATCAATACTGTCATACCATTTCTTGAGTGTACCCTTACACAAATACAAACGAATAGTATCGTCTGTATAGAGCACAGAACCCTCTGATAGTAGTGTCATGTACCCTTCTGAATTATCAACCTTATCCACAGACAGACGTTCTACCTCTTGCTTGTGAGCTGAGAGGTTCATCATTGCATCAAGATTATCTTTCTTCTCAATATAGCTATTGATTTCATTCATAATTCTTTCTGCTATCTGTGTTTTAACTGGCATTAGTCAATAACCTCAAACAAATTGTACTTTAATTTTCTCACTTTCTTACCACCACAAGATGCACAGTATGAATACTCGTATGGAACTCCATCTTTCTTCAAACCTGCTTCTGTTTCTGGTGTGAAAGGTAGTTGTTCTGTAGCTTCCTTAATACTCTCAAGGAGAACTTGGTCAGTAGTTGTATACCAACCATTGCTCTCTTGATTGTTGTCTGGGTAGAACTCAAAGAACTTGCGTTGATTTTGAATAATACCACGTTCGTTTAAGAAGTTTACACGAACTACTAAATCACGTTGGAGAAAGCGAGCAACTCTAAACTTACTCATCATCTACCACCTTAACTAATGTGCCTTCTGTAATCTTAGAGATGACATCAGATTCACGTCCAAATTGCTTTGCACGTACTTCACGGAGGTATTCCTCGTAAGTTTGACTTACTGTTTTAACTTCCATTATTTATCTCCAGCGTATGTAATAGGGAAACCATAGCAATCAAACTCAGTATCTTTGAGCTTAACTTCTTCCACAGTGTAGTCGAATGAGTATTTATCCCCACAGCAGTAAGTAAATGATTTAAACTTGTTAGCTTCTACATCATAATACTGAACTTGCTCTTGACCAACTACAACTTTGCGTACTTGTGCTAGAATTGTTTCTGCCAAGGGTGATTTGAACTCTTTAGTCTCACCAGCAACTTCTAGCTTTAAGTGCATAATTGGAACTTTAATCGTAGCCATGTATATGCTCCTTTCCATGAATGTTCTAATAATAGTATAACAAAAAAAGAGAGTTTGACAACTCTCATGACTTTTAGTTAGAACTCAATGTTAGAAATTACTTTTGCAGTACCATGCTCAAGTTTATACTTGTTGATAATGTCCATAATGTCTTCCATTGCTTGTGTATCAAAGGTAGTATCAAAGTCGTTAATGAACTCATCTTCCTTGATATGGATAACTCCACGAACCTCTGGTTTAGGCTTCTTACCAGTTGGTGCTCCATTACCTACTACATAACCAATAACATAGTTAGCATAGATATGTCCTGATGATTGTTCCATCAAGGCACGTTGGTCAACCACAAAGGTGTATACTTTCTCAGTAGAGCCATCTTCTAGTGTTTCTGTAGCTACTTTCACACGATTATCAAAGGCTACGTCTACGTTCACAGCGTAAGAAGTACGAGGTGTACGAAGCATATTACCGTTAGCACCGATTGTAGGAATCTTTTGCGTAACGTTCATCTCTCCACCGTTGATTAGCACTTCTGCATCAAGGTCTGTAATTTCTGCATACTTACGAAGAGTATATACAGGTTTACCAGAACGTACATATTCAGGAGTAATCTTGCTACGTTTCTCATCTAAGAAACCAAGTACGTCTGAAATAAGGTTAGTCATCTAGTTTTCCTCCATGACGGTACATGTTTCTAAGTCCGTCTTTTTTGTCTTCAATATTTGCTCTCTGTTTATCCACAGATAGGATTTGATACACATAAGGCTTAGGCTTACCATAGTCTGTCACAAACTTACCTTGACTTTGTTCATCTAGGTTTAAGTAATCATTATAGCTTGTGAATGCTTTCTCATTAGCCAACTTAGCATAAATCACAGTGACATCAGGGTAGTACATTCTATCAAGAACATAGCCATAGTCCATATTGTATTCTTTACACAGAGTGAGAGCCATTTCTTCTACATCATCAAGCTCAACTACTACCATATCCTCATAAGCTAGACCTTTATACTCATCTAGGGGCTTAATTGCCCCTTGAGTAAATGCCCAGTTATAACGAACTAGGTAACTAATCAACTTGAAAAAACGAAGGGTTCTCTCTTAGGATTTTTCCACAGTTCTCAATAAGTGATACGTCTGTGATATAGGCTGTAAGGTGTTCAGGAATCCCTAAAACCTCTCCTACCAATTTCTCACAAGCATCAATCACGTTATCATCAAACACCTCATAGATTTTGAATAAATCGTCTGGTGTGTAGATTTCTGTAGAGCCATCTTCTCTAAAGTCTGTGAAGGCAATAGAGATGATTGAAGCATAGTTACGAACCTTACGAGCAATACGAGGTGTAATATACTTTTCTTTAGCAGTGACCTCTTGTACATAGGCTTTACCATCTTGTACAATCTCAGCTCCAGCAGGAGCTTGACCAACAATAGGCAACCATAAAGTCACAGTATAGTCTTTCGGAGTAATACTTCCAATCTTTGTACTATCACCATTTACTACAGAGTTTGTAGCTGTTTGGATAGCCACAGGAGCATCACTTTGGACTGCATCTTGGAAGTTACCTTGGAGTTTTGATAGCTCCTCAATACTCATAATCTTACTTGTCATTTCTTACCTACACAATCAAATTTTTCTTCAAGTAGGCTTCTGCCATATTCTCATCAATACCTTTCAGTCTATCATAAACATCAAGGATATAAATGTCGTTATTGTAGTTATAGTTAGTTGTGAACTCATAACTATCAAACTTAATATGTGCATCAAGCCCTGTAGCATTTTGGAGCAACTTAACAATTTGTCCTATGAAATGGTCACGCATTGGGATAATGGTATTCTTCATAGAGTTGTCAATGATACTGTAAGTACCAATGTTAGACACAGTTTTGTTAAGGTCAAAGAGACGTGCTGGAACTCCAAACATTTGACAGATAATAGCTGGAACATACTGCGATAGGTAGTCCAAGAAATCTGTAGCTTTGGTATCACGCTCAAGTTGCTCAAGGTTTTGGAAGTTTCCTGAATACACAATAGCATCATTGAACTCTGTCTCAGAGAGTTTTTCTGCAAAAGCATTCATATCTTCCACGATTTTCTTATTACGCTCTTCTTTGGCTTGTCTACCCATGTCAAGTAGCTCACCACTTCCAAACGCTGTTCCTTGCTCTACACTTTCCTCAATCTGCTCTTCTAGGGTATCCTTGGCTTGCAAAGCAATCGTACCAATACCATTCCTAGAAATATCATAGTTCATACGATTCAAGATATTGAGGATAAGTTCAACACGCTTACGGTCTTTAAGCAATGGAGACATACAGAATACTTGGGAAGTATCTAACCTCACACAAGCAAATTGGTCTTCTGTAACAACCATTACCTCATTCTTGAACCGTTCAGGGTCTTTAAGGATTTGTTTAATGTCGTCCTCAGAATAATCACTAGCTACTCTAGGATTCCCTGTTTTACGGTCATAAGGTGTCACAAAGATATTATTATTTTTAATCAAGTAAGTAAGAGTCTGTCTAAGAACAGGCATCTTAGGGTAATCAATCACACAAGCGAGAATATCTTTAGGGTGAACTCCTACAAGACCATCACCAGTGTTTAGGATTCCATAATAACCATACTTACGATAACCCTTGGCTACTTGTTTTAATACATCATAGTTTCTCTGACCATTGTAGTTATGTGCATAGAGATACTCTCTGAGTGTTTCGTCCTTAGTGAAGTCTTCTGTGGTTAGATAGTTTGTAAACATATAGTTCACAATGTTATCTAGGATATAATCAACATCAGGAAGGTCAAGAGCCAATCTTTCAATGTCCTCTAGATTTTCACTAACAGGTGCTCCTCTAAAACCAGAGCTTTGAAAAATCAGCCTATCTTTATACTCAGCATTGAAGTATCTATCCATTGCACAATCGCCACCACAGTCATCTTTACGACATTTTCCACAGCTCATTAAGAACCTCCAAGGTAGAATAACTCAGCTACGTGTAACGATAGCAACACACTATCCAATTCATCAGGAGAGTGTTTTAGTAATTTCTTGATTTCTGCTTTAGGACGTATTTTAACTAGCCTATCCTCTGGTTTCTGAATCTCAGACACAAAGGACATTTGACGACTAATACTATCCCACACAGATTTAACAAAGGATACCCTCTGTGCTTCCATCATACCTCTTAACATTAGGTGCATCTCTGCTCTTCTGTTATAGGCATATTCAGCACTAGGGTCTTTTGCCAATACTTTAATTTCTGTAGGCTTTCCACCAAAGTTAATGTCATACACAGGACACTTTAGCTTTCCACCTAGTCTTCTCATTTTCAATGGTTGTACAATATGTGCTCCTCCACCAGCATCTATACCAATAGCTTTGGCATTGAGTCTGTTAGCTAGAGTCACAATCTTGTCAACAATTTCTATGGCAGTAATACCATCTATCCACTCAGCAGGCTTAATATCTTTCGTATCTAGCACAGTGAAGTGATTATGCTTATCTACCACAGTAACAGTAACTTGAATACTGTCAGCACCTTTATAGGCACTATCCACACCAATGAAGTAGTCATATTCCTCTGATTTAGGGTCAAAGGAATCTAGCACATTAGGTGAGGAATCAAAGAACGCTGAACGCTCTGTAGGAAACTCACACAGAAGGTTTTCACGAATAGAATCCTCTGTGATGGTGAACTGTGAACGCATAAGCTCTTCTTTGGTGTATCTGATACTACCCTCTTCAATGGCTGTCACAACGTCAAGCCACATTACAAACTCATCATCAGCTAAGTCCTCATTGGTCATGAAGTCATAGAAGTTGTTAAGTGAACGAGGGTTAGAGATTAGATACATAATGAGCTTACGTCCATCATCAGATTCAAACTCCCTACGACCCATGTGACCAAGGGCTATAGGAGAAATATCTGATGCTTCATCTCCAAACATATTACCACCACGACCAATGACATGGATTTTAGATGGGTCAGTGAAGTTAGAACCAGCACTAAGACCCTCCAATTTACCTCCATTACGGAAGGTGAAACCCTCACTAGAGAATGAGGATAGACCACGTTTAAGTCGCTTATCTACTGCTGTTACGTCTTTCTCATCAAATGAGAGCATAGCCTTAACATCAGGGTGAGCATTTACCAAGATTTCTCTTGCGTGTTGGATAATGATACCAGAATATTCTTGTGTTGAACCTACAGCATAACAATTTTCACCTTCATAGGCAAAGTGGTTAGACATGATTCCACACAAGAATGACTTACCATAACGAGGAGTTGCTACACAATAACCAGTCTTGTAGTCACCACTTAGGAAAGCTCCAAATTGGACTGCTTGAGACCACCAAAGCTCTAAATTAAACTCAGAAAGGGCTGTTGTAAACCCTAACTTGTAATATTCAAGCTCTTTCTCAAAGCCATGTCTTTCTCGAATGGTGTTACGCTTAAAGTGCTTAGGTATTTTACCCTTCACAGCATCTCTAAGTTGGTCTTGTGGGGTTACTTGGTCAAGAAGGATAGATAGCTTCTCACGATTTGAGAGTACCTTACGCTTTTGAATAAGTGACCCAACATCTGCATCTTGGGTGTGCATAGACTATATCTCCTCCAGTATAGCTTAATTGCTCAACAATGCCCACAGAAGGAGCTACTGCTGAGAAACTTTCTGTCACAGGTATAGTCAATCCATTCATTGCCAAGCATGTAGGACAAGTATTAGCATCACCAATACAGTTCCATGTCTTGAGAATGGAGTTCTCTGTAACAAGCTCAAATAACTTGGCACTTTCCACAGAAGCCTTCTCAATACCCATTTGTACTTCACTCAAAGCCAAACGCTCAAGGTTACTACTGAACTCTTTCACAATGTCATCAAAGGAAATTGTGTCAATAGAATCAATCAGCTTGGCTCTAAGGTCACTAGCATGAGCATCTAAGATTTCTTTCAGTCTGCCATAATTGCTTCTTGCAAAAGCAGAAGTATTCACACCGTTTCTAATTTCAATTAGCTCCTCTGGTGCTAAATCCACACCAAGCGCATCAAGGATATAATCAATCTCGTCTAAGAACACAGAGGAATACATGTCAATCAAGTATCCAATTAGGGAAGATTCAGCACTTAGGTAATCTCCACTCACTACAACGGAGTTCACAAAGGCTTCAAGTAAGGATACTATCTCATCATAATGCTTTTGGAAGAGGTCTTCTCTAGGACTGTGTGATGCCATTACATATCTCCAAACAACTCGTCAAGTTTGGCTTTGGTGTAGTTTTTAAGCTCATCAACACCATCTTTAGTATCATGGTTCACATTGACTGTAGTTTGTGTAGCTTTACCTTCAATACGGTCAGCCCACTCTTTACGCTCATAGCTATCCTCGAAGGAAGCCATAATCTGTAACATTGCATTTCTAGCTACTGGAGTGCAAGGAGGAATTTGGGAATAGACCTCAAAGCCAACTTCGCTGAGTAATGTTTCGTCTACGTCAATTAGACCCCAACGCATTTGGTAAAGCTCTAGTGACTTTTCATCAAGCAAGCTTAACTCTCTCATAGTCTCAGAGTATAATTTTGATTTACTAGCCATTATCTTTACCTTTCTAAAAATTTAATACACCCTCCAAGACTTGAACTCGGAGTATAGGAGTAGAAATCCTATGTGTTATCCAGTTACACCAAGGGTGCTTATGGTGGGAATAACCACCATTTAGTATTCACAAGAGTGATACCTATCAACCAAAAGTACGTGATGGGATTTGAACCCATGTATGTTGCTTTTGCAGAGCAATGTGTTTAGCCACTTCACCACACGTACAAAACCCACAGAGGAAAGGATAACTCTGTAGGAAAAACTTGAAAGGAGACTTGGCGATTTCTGCCAAAGGAAATGTTCCACACCATTCTCGCCTATGGTGGGAGGGAACTATAATCTCGTTACCTAGTATATCACACAGAAACAAACTTGTCAAGTGTGAAAAGTCCAATGAGAATCGCTTCTGCTTCATCATCATTCTTGACTTTATATCCTAGGCTTGTACACAGAGCTATAGCCTTTCGTTTGGCTTCCTCTCGTTTGCCATTTAGTGAGAATTGCTTTCTCCACACAGTAGGTGATACAAATTCCACAAGAGAATTATTAAGCTCTCTAAGAACCATTCCTTGCACAATCGCTAACATCACAAGTGTTTTCTGATTTGAGATAACTTTAAGCTCTTCAATCACTACTTTGTCGAACTTTCCATACTTCTCACAGAGCAATCTCACAAATTCTGCCATGTATTGACCTCTCACCGTAAAGTCTTTATCCTGTGAGCTTATAGTACCATAATCAATCACAGAACCATTACTTATCACACAGTAGCCAGAACTCTTTGTGGAAAGGTCAAGAGATAAAATCTTAACCATGAGTAAATTATAACACACACAGAAGAGAATGTCAAGAGGTAATTATACACTCAACTGTGCGGAGCTTGTATCGTCCCCAAAAAATGTTTGCAACTCGATTGCGAACATTTTGCTTGGTCTATCAGAGTGCTATTATGTATCTTTTTATTGCTTATACAAGAATACTAGTATTCTAGTATATATACTAGAGTATATAGTATATAATATAGCTAACTTATACTTCCATCAAAAGTGTACATAGTCTCCTAAAATTACCTCGGATAATTTGGAATAGAGCACATATACTATATACAAGAATAATTATATATAATATAGCTAACTTATACTTCCATCAAAAAGATACATATTCTACATATCGCACAAAAGAATAAATAGAATAATTGACATTTACCTCTTGATTTTTAATTGGCTGTGTGCTATACTATTCTGTGAGGACTTAATCATGAACACAAAAATTATTTGGCACTTTGACAAGGATAAAAAAGAACGAGGAACTACCTTTGCCACCAAGGAAGAATACACACTCGCTACCCAATTTGAAGATAAAGAGCTAGTAGACCAAGACCTAAAAACTCAAGTCAAAAAATTCATCAAAACTCGCTACAAGGTCTCTGTGCATCAACTTACCTATCGTGAAAGACCAATGTACACAGTAAGCAAGCTATTTGGAGGAGCTAAAGGGCTGTGTGAAGAGCTAAACATTTCCACAGAAGAGCTTTGTGAGCTATCCAATTCCTTTCACACCCCACACAAGAAATCAAGGCTAATTGTGGACTACTTACTCCCTGTGCTGAAAGACCAAGACTTTGCTAACTGGTTCTACTCTACTGTGTATAATCTATACAATAACACCACAGAACCACTTTTACTTGTACCTAGCTCATTACCACAAGAGTTCTATGAGTGGCTATCAAAAGAGAGTAGATACACAAAGCTAATACCTTTCCTAACAGGTAAATCTATACCTAGTGGAGTAATGATAGGTGATTACATATATGAGCACAGAGGAAGCTACTCACAGCTTTATGATGCCTATTCTTCCCTACTCTCAGAATACATTACACAAGAGAGTGGAAAAGCTCCACAGTACCTAAATAACCTTCAACAGAGAACCACAATGGCTCTTAAGAAGTATGGTGTACTGGTATCACATAAGCTAGAGTCTATGGGGCTTAATTACAAGTCCTATATGAGCATGTTCTATACAACATCACCTAGTATGACCCATTACATTAGCACCATAGCTAATGAAGTAGGATTTGACCCTTATGATATGCTTTATACCATTATTCTCAATACAGTAGAGTATTATGCCAAGAAGCCTAGTCATAAAAGGAATGTAACACTAGAATACTTTAAAGAGCAACAAATAACCCTTAAACGACTATAGGAATGACCTATGGTCGTTTTATTATGCGATAAAGTAGAATATCAAATTGGGTAGCATGTTTTTGAATTATTTAGGTTATTGGTGAATATGGGAATTAGGGTAGGCTTGCTATAGGCTTACTTTTTAATCAACTAACACGTTTTTGAAGGGGAATTTTTATTGGTGAATAGGGGTACAATACCCTTAACCTACTAACACGTTTTTTAACTAGTCATATTATTGGTGAATAGTAAAATGCTACTAACATGTTTTTGGACGTGTTTTTTAATCGGTGGATAGTGAAAACCCAGCCCTTTCTCCCTCTCCTTGTTTTTTAATCGACCCTATTTATCCTTGCATTTTTAAGCTAGCGCATAAAGCCTTGGACCTTTGCCAATTTACATAGAAATAAATGTCAATTATACTTGACAAAATGAGAGCAATTCTAAAAATGGACAATGTGTACAAAAACACCAAAACCAATAGTTACCCCCATATTCACCTATGAATTTATTTCTTATAGTTTACTATCCCATACATCCCTTTCCTCTTGTCTTTCTATGCTTACCCTACTTTCTACACCCTATAAAACCCCCTAAAACCTATCAATAAATTTTCAGTTAAATATAACTAAAAATATTTTTATGAAATATCGCAAATTATCGCAAAAAACTGTAGACAAATAAAAATAAAAGTGCTATAATGGTATTACCAAGTAAAGAGATACAGAAAAATGCTTATAAACGTTGATTTTATCAGTAAAATAACGCAAATTATCTCACTTTTCTCTTGACTTATATAAACCAATCTGCTATACTGATAGTAGATAAAATAAAGGAGAAAACTCATGAAAATTTTTGTAAAAATCACTAAACAAACTCTTGTCAATGGTAAATGGCAAACAACTGATACACTTGAAAAAGAAATCAGCAAAAGTCAATATGATTTATTTGTAGGAAATCGTTTTAAGGGTGATAGATACTACAAGGGATATACTTATTTAGGATACATAACAACTAAAATTATATCAAGATTTGAGGATTTACGTTCTATCAAAGAGTTTACATTTTCAAAATAAGCCTTCTAGGTCCAAGCCTAGCGCCTAACTTGCAAGGGTTAGGGGGTTATAAGCGTCTAATGTGCTACAAACAGAATAGCCTTGAAATACTGGTCAAAAGCCCTTTCTAGTGCAAAGGTAAACTTTTCTAGTCCTGGTTATCTCATTGCAAAAAGCAGACTTGACGACTTAAATAAACAGTGGATAAATCCACTATCAGCCCTATAAAGCTATAAAAAGGGAAGATAAAAGTCTATAGCATTGTGACCATTCTTTATTATAAAATCAAAGGGAGAAAAGAAAATGGCAAAATACTATAACACAAACAGCGTTGTGAATTATCTACAGACTGGTAAAGTTGACAGCTTCAAAGTAACAAAAGTAGAAGTTTTAGGATTTAATGAGATGGAAGGGTGGAATTACCTTCTTAATGTATCAGTTAAGACACAAGAAGGATACAAAAACAAGCGTCTAAAAATGGTAACAAACTCATCATACATTGAAGATTTTGTTTGGGATAATGATGAATCAAGAGAGACAAATTTTCAAAATTGGCTTGATGAAATGGTAGGGGTGTAAGGGGGTAAAATTCCCCTTTGGGATTTAAGGAATTAAGGAAACAGAAAGAAGGATAAAAACTAACATGGAAAATAATAATAAGAATTATAAAATCTTTAAAATTCTGGGCTTGGCTGTTGTGCTATTCTATGCTTTTATCTTTATTGGTAGCAGTTTTTCTACTGCTGGAGTAAAAGATGCCAAACCTATTGAATATAAAAGCGACTATTTAAATCAAAAAATTGAACTAAGAGACGCTGAAATCTTGGGCAAGTTTTGGAATGATAAAGGGCATTTTATAGTAGTATATGATGAGGACACAAAAGCCCCAGAATTATTCCAGATTGATTTTTCTGAGTGGAATCTAATAAGTGTAGGGGATACATATTAAAACGCTGTAGAGGGCAAAATATAGCCTTCTAGGGCTATGCTAGAGGTAAATTTATGAGTAGATATGATAAAATGCTAGTTGTTCATATATTTGGGGGTTCCGCTATTTTCAAAAGCCCTTCTGGAAAATTATTAGAGGTTGAAGCTAGCCCTTTTGGATATGTAAAAATGTTAAAAGATATAAACTTTTCATACTTTGAGTTCTTTGTATTAGATAATTTTATAAATACTTTTTACATGGGTTATAATTATGAAGAGTTTTACAAACAATTAAAAATTAGAATGGGAATAGAACAAAATGAAAATTAAAAAAATGAATGTTGTAAAATTTATGGCATTGCCTACTTTCTTAGGTTATAGTGTGTTAGCTAACCTTAACTACACTTTTTCACTGATGATTCTTTGTGGATTTGTGGTTGTGACTGCTTTGCAATTCATGTATATTACAGACTAGGATAAATAAAATGAGAGAATACACAGCAAACAATGGAACAAAGGTAACTATACTCGGTAACACTTTAACTTGTGTCAGGGAAGGTCTTATTATGGTTTTTCCTAATGTTAAAGTAACTTACCTATCTGAAAATAATTTTATTGCTAGAAATGAAATTTATGAGGTTTACCCAACAATAGAGCGTGGGGAAATTGAAAGTTTTAATATAGAAAAGGTATAAAATGGATAAGAGAACGCTGAAAAACGCTTGGCAAACTGCTAGAAATAAACGTGTGACTGTTGAGGTATTAGATACCTTTCTGATTGAGGTTTTTGTGTTATACAGCTATGACCACAAAGAAGAGCCTCCATTCCTTCTTGGTAAGGATTTACAGAAGGCATTGAATTTACCTTTTGAGGTTAAGTATAGACAGCTTGAGAGGGTTCTTGGATAATGAAAATAGAAAAAGATATGGTAATTAGGTGCATACGCAACATTGGAAGGCATAAAGAGGATTCCATCTATAAAGTTGTAGACGTTGGGGGACAGCTTGCCTTTGCTATAAATGTAAATGATAAAAATGATAAGATGGTACTCTATAGGTATTCAGAACTTGTGGAAGAGGTAGGAAAAGGAGATTTCTATGTTTAATATAGGAGATATAGTTGAACTAAATCAAAATACATTCATGTATGACAAGGGCTTAATTTGTCAAGTTATGGAAATTGATGAAGATAATACTAATTATGGTTATGTTAAGATTTTAAAGTATCCTGATGGTAAAATGGGTAATGGTCAGAGAAAACACGCAAACCTAACCCTATTTAACTTAGTAAGAATAGGAGGGTTCTATGTTTAAGGTTGGAGATATAGTATGGGCTAAAGAGAGTGGATATTCAATGACTTTCTATCATAGACCTTGCAAAGTATTGAGCTATAGTGATGAAGGTATACGTGTTAGGATTATAGATAGTGGTAGCACCTTTACAGTAAGAGAATCTGTATTTGAGCTTGTTCCAGAAGGTGGGATACTTAACCCAGGAGATAAGCTTATCCACAAAAAATCTAAAGAAATGCTAGTTTTTACAGCGTATGTTGATTGTGATTTTATAAAGTGTAGAGATTCACATAATGAGGTAAAACAATTTAAAATCCAAGAGGTAGAAAGGTTTAGGGAAATATTTTATGTTTAGTGAAGGAGATATTGTATGGTGTACTGATGATAGGTATAGAATAACTAGTTATCATAGACCTTGCTTAGTCAAAGGTTATGACAGGTTCGGTAGCTTATTACTACAAGCCTTTGACCAATCAAATTTAGAAGTACATGATGTAAAAGATAGATATTTTGAACTAGTACCAAGCTATAAAGTATTAAATTATGGTCAAATGATTAGAGTTAAGGGCTTGGATAGGTTAGTTAAGTTCAAAAAGTACAAAAATAGAGGTTATATTGAAGTAGTTGATGGTGATAGGATTTCAGAATACTATGTAGATGTTATTGTGTTTAGAGAGGGGTTTTATATTTAATGCTTGCAAACTTAACAGGTCATGATATTTACATTGTGGATAGACATGGCACAGTAGTAACCACTATACAGCCTTGTGAGACAGAAGAGCCTTTGAGGGCTGAGGTTACACTACGAAGACAGAAAAAAATCGAAGGAATCAAGCTAACCAAGTTATATTATAGGTCTAATATCACAGAGAGAAAAATGCAAGAATTGTTAAACAAGTATGATGGTATTATAGTATCAAAGATAACAGCAGAGTGCTTGAAAGAGCTAGGATACACAGATAAGATTTATATCACAGGTAGAAAATTCTATAAACATGGAGAGCTTATCGGTGTGAAAGAATTATGTATTTTATAAGGTAAAGGAAAGAAGAAAATGAAAATGCAATCAGTATCAAGAGAAAATATGGAAACATTTAAGGAATCAATGCTCTCAAAGAAAGATTTTGAGAAGCTTGTGGGAGAGGTAAAGACTAACAAGGAACTTTTTGAAAGACTTGCAAACCTTGAAGCACCAGCAGACATTGAAGGTTATGGAGCTGACTTTGTGGAAGCTGTTAAAACCTTAAATAGTCAAACAGATTTTGTTGAGATTATCCGTCAATGGGATTTAGTAGATAAGCTAAGAGAGTATCAAAGCCTATTCCCTAGTGGATATACTTTCAAGGATATTTACTTAACTAGTCCTATTCCTACTGTTCTTGTGGGATTGGATAAGGAACGTACACTCTTAACATATCCTGAAAAGTGGTATGAAGACCACAAAGAAGAGCTTTCAAAAGTATTAGATTCACTGATTTATCGTAAGAAAAATGAGGGTATGGCTTACACAGAGCCTAAGAATAAAATCAAAGACCTTGAAAGATTTATTTCAGATAACAACCTAAATAGATACCCTAAAGTATTCTCTTACATGCTTATGAGAAGCACTAATGAAAGGTATACTACTGATGGGCATAAAGTAGACATTTTAGGTAAGTTTCAAGGTTATGTGTCTAAGAGATTTGATAAAAAGATTCAAGAAATCAATGAAAATCTAGTAAAAATCACTTATGCAAGTATGGTAAAAGACTACTTTGGTCTTGATTTAGATGAATCAAAAAATGCTCCTAAGTTGGCTAAACAACTTAAGAAGGCTGGAATCAGCTACACAGACGAGGAAATCCGTCACTTTGGAGAAGTTAAGTTCTGGTGGGAAGATTGGAACAAGGTTAACATTTCCACAATTGATAATAGTGTCTTTCGTGCAAGAGACTTGTGGGTAGATAAAGCAGACTTTAATATCCCAGCTCTTGTGGATGATTGGGCTTTCAATGATAGCTGTAATAAAGTTGAAAGTAGTGCTGGTTCTGATACTCACCTTGTGTTAAGAGCTTTCGGATTTGAATATCTTAAAGGGTATTCTGTAGGATATACAAAAGATAATGGATATGCCTTATACCCAGCTATGAGAACTTATTTTTTGAGAAAAGACAGCGATATTGCTCATGCTGGTACTTATGCAGACTTTAACGGTACAAGAGCCAAAGCATGCTATGAATTTACTACAGTCCTCTTGTGTATCTTCTTTAACAAGAAAGTAGATGACTTTTCTAAAATCTATGGTATGGATATTAGTTGTAAGTCTTATGATGACCCACACTATAACAATATCAACTTTTGGGCTAACCAAGCCAAGAATGACTATGCTAAATGGGGTACAGCACAGCTTTTCAGAGACTATGATAAAGAAGATATGCTACACTATATTAGTAATAATGAAAGCCTACGAAGCACACTCTATGACCGCTTAGACTCTTTTGAACTAAGAGCATTGAAACAAAAATATATGAACTTTACTGGTGTACAACTCACAGAGAAAGCACCAGAAGTTAAGGAACTAACACCACTTACTAAAGAACTATTGGAATTGATTTAAAAGGAGAATTAACATGAAATACACATTTATTGACGTACTAACTAAAACACAAACAGAAATGCAAGAATGGCTTCCAGAAGTATTAGCTGACTATGGCTATCAGATTAAGGTAACAGACTACATGATTCAAGCTATCAGCTCAGAAGAGAATCAGCCTTGTCTTGTGGCTCACTTAGACACAATCAACACAAAGCGTAAGAATTATAGCTATGGTAGTTATTATTCTACTGGTTCAACCCTTAGCACAGTAACAAGCACAGAAAAAGACCGTACACCAGAAGTACAAGATATTCTAGTCACAGAGCGCTATATCTTGCTATCTCCTGAGTGCAAGTCTAGTATTCAATGTTTGGGTGCTGATGACCGTGTGGGAGTTAAGACCATCCTAGATATTCTTGAGATGGGTCTCAGACCTCATATTTTGTTCACTACAGACGAAGAAGTGGGTTGTGTGGGTTCTAGGAAGGCAGTAGAAGAAAATGCGCTAGAGGGGCTAAAAATGGCTTCTATGCTTATCCAAATTGACCGAGGTGTTCATGAGCGTTCTTGGCATGAAATGGTAACTTATGACTTTGACCCTGAATCACACAAGGAAATCTTTGATGAGCTACGAAAGACCTATACAATGGCTACAGGTTCATACACAGACGTAGCAGTTCTTGGACCACATTTAGACAAGCCTATTGTGAATGTATCAGCAAGCTATCGCCATGAACATACCACAGACGAATTTATCAATTTAGATGCTTATGCGTATAACACACAAGGAGTGATTAAGTTTATTGAGTGGGCAGTAAAACAAGACACAAGCGATTGGAAGTATGTAGCTAAGTATGTACCACCAAAACCAGTAACAACCTACACACGTACCTCAGACTTTACTAACTACCCTCCTAAGTTTGGAGAAGCAAGACCTAGCTTGTGGGTAAAAGGTAAGGGTTATGGAAAAGCAGAAGACTACCTCACAGAAATGTGTAAGTCACAATTCATGAGACCTAAAGACATCTTTGATAGATTCATTGATGAAGGGTATGATGAAGAAGAGCTACTTGACTGTTTAGACCTAGCTTATAGCCTTGGAGCTGAGTTCACAAATATGTGGCAATTAAACTATATCCTAGAAGGTAAGATTTACCAACACGTTCAATAACAGAAAAAAGGAGAGCTGATTTGCTCTCCTTTTAAGGTTACTTTATGTACTTATAAGTATAGCACACACAGCAGAATCTTGCAAATTAAAAACTCTTTTGGGTTAAACTTTTATAGGCTATGTACCTTTTTGGTGGAAATATAAGTTTTCTTTATATTATATATACTCTTGTATATGTGATAAATAAGTACATAGTCTATTTTATTCCACACAGATATTATAGTGTATGTATACTTTTGATGGATATATAAGTTTTCTTTATAATATACTATATACTAGTAATTAGTATACTTGTATATGTGATAAAAGAATACATACCCTATGCCTAAAATACCAAACCCTAGACCAAGCAAAATGTTCGTAGTCAAGCTACAAACATTTTTTGGGGACGATATAAAATTTCTTGTAGTTGACTATTGCTTTCTGTGTGTGATTGTGCTATACTAGATTTATCAATTAACGAATGAGAGGTTACTTTATGTATTTCAAAGTACATGTAAATATGTTTCAGCACAAAGATTTAAAGAACTTATCTGACATATTCTTGTATAGCTTTCTGTGTGGATTTGCCAAGGAAGACCAAAAAGAGGTTTATTCTCACTACACTAACCAACAACTTGTGGATATTTTTGGCTGTTCCTCACAAACAATCTCTAACTCAATCACTCGTCTTGTGAAGCTAGGGTTGGTTAAACGTTATGAGGATACTCGTTTCAGTGAATCTAACCATGATTTTTTCTGTAGACGTACTATTGTGACAGATACTACATTGTATCGTAGCTATGCTGGAGAGCATTATCTTTCTGTGAACACTAACTGGTTATCAGATTGGAAATTGCCTTTCAGAGCTGTGCAGTTACTAGCATTGTTTTGGTCTAGCTATTTCATGAATAACTCTAGAATTATTGAATTTACTACTGAGCATGTAATGGACATTATGGGAAATGTAAATTACAGAACGTATATCAATAACTATAACCTTCTAGAAGAACTAGGATTGATTAAAGTATACTCAGAGAAGCATGAGCATTATAAATGTATTGAGCTTTGTGTGGAATACCTTGGGGAAGAGGTAAAACCAGAAGAAGTTCTAGGCTCTGCTGTGGAGACTGAAAGTATTAAGTCTTCTGTGGGAAAGCTAAAGTCTGTGGTATCTTACTTTGTTAAATTCCTAAGACAGAAGAGCAGTAAGGTAGTGAAGAATCTGCTACACAAGTTAGACCCTTCAATCACTGTGAAGAGAACACTAGAGCCTTTGTGGCAAGCCTTTGACTATTATGATAGACTATCAATCAGGTCAAGAATCCCAGAAGATGCAGACCCTAGAGATGGTTATTTTGTACAAGGAGAAGGATATGCCTAAGAATAAGTTTATTGAACTCTTACAACGAAACTTTGGAGAGAAAGACCTTGTGAACTTTGGGGTAAACAAAAAGTATTACCTAGAGCGTAAGGCTAAAGAAGACCCTGAGTTTGAGGATAGATTTAGTCGTGACTTTGAACAAGCAAAGCACTTTGTGAAGAATATAGGTTCACAAGTTAAAGCTCTAAGAGATAAATATGACTTGTATTTATCATTCACACCTACTGGAGGACAAGAGCGTAAGAAAACCAATGCACAAGATACTTATATCATTGCACAAGACATTGATGGAGCACCTATCCCTACAGACCTACCTCCTAGCTATTATTGGGAAACAAGCCCTAATAAATATCAAGGGGTATGGGTATTAGATAACAAGGTGAATCCACAAGAGCATGAGGTTCTGTGTAGAAAACTTGTTAAAAAGTATGGTTTTGACCCTTGTGGTGTGGATATTGTACACCTCTACCGTATTCCTGGTACTGTGAATCACAAGTATGCTACAGACTTTAAGGTTAGTGGTATGAAGGGTGATGGTACTGTGTACCGTAAGCGTGAATTTGTGAAGTTCCTAGAGGACGTAGACATTTCTACACGCAAGATGGCTGATGAAGGGGATATTGAGTATATCCAATATGACTTAGATGCTGTGTTATCTGAGTACAATGCCTTTCCTGAGTTCACTCATCAGCTTGCTATTGATAGGTCTGAATGGGCTTGGAAATTAGAGCAGAAGATGATTTTTGGTGGAGCTAGCAAGGAAGAGGTCAAGTTTGTACTCTTAAATGCTCCTGACAAGATGGCTAAGTTCACAGAAGAGACTGTAGATGCAGAAGTTCACAGAGCCTTTGCTAAATCAGAAGAAGGTGAAGAAGAAGCTGTAGAAGCTGTTACAGAGCTTCCTAAGAAAGTAACCATTGAGGAAAATAAGGGTAAAACCCTATCTACTGTGAGACAAAAAGGGGAGAAGAAAAAGAACAAGTTTAATATTGTTCGTGTAGATGAGATTACACCTTTTGACCCTACAGACTTTTGGCTCATTGAAGATTTTTGGGAGAATGGTTCTGTTGGAATTATTGGAGCACCTTCTAAGTCATTCAAGTCAACCTTTGCATTAAACCTTGCTTGTGCTGTGGCTACTGGTAAACCTTTTGATGGTAGAGAGGTTAAGCAAGGAGCTGTGTTGATTATCCAAGGTGAGAACAACTTGTCTATGGAACAGCATAAGATTTATGCCATTACTGGTTCTGAAACACCTCCTCCTATCTACTTTGTGGAAGATGCTATCAATATGCAACAAATGCACAAGTTAGAGAATGATATTAGAGAGTTAGAAATTAAGCTCCTAATCATTGACCCTATGTACTTGCTATTTGGTAGTGGAGATATTAACCGTCACCAAGACATTGTAGAGCGTTTAGAGATTCTCACAAAGCTATCTAAAAATACAGGTTGTGCTGTGATGTTGATTCACCACAGTAGAAAGCTAGAGCGTGGAGCTAAGATTCAAACAGCCGATATGTATGGTTCAGCCTTCATTGAAGGTTGGTATGAGTCTATGATTCTTCTTCAACGTAAATCCAATAACTCAAGCACCCTTACTACATATTTCCGTAATCATAAATCAGGAGATGTATATGACCTTGTGGTAGATGATAACATGGGCTGTAGAGCCTATGCACGCAAAGGTGAGAGTGCTTATGAAGCTCCTGAGACAGACTTTGATGTATTGGCAGGTGATGAAGATGACTAAGATATATAAGGGTTATGCAGACCTTCCTTGGTTTGAAGATATATTGGATAATGGTTGTGAATCTCTTGTGTGGTTCTTTGAGGAATTACTAAATGATGCAGAAGTACAAGACTTAAGTATTCAATCATACATTATCCAATATGTTGAGAGTGGATTCATGAAGAGCAATATTCTTAGGAATCTGAAACAGTACAAGTTTCCACAACCTCAGTATATTCATAAGTTCCCTTTTCTCAGCCAAGAAGCTATTGATTGGCTTGAGTGGGAAGCTGTGAATAATGTAAAGCAAAAGCTTTATAGCAAGGTATCACAACCTTATCTAGAAAAATGGCTAGGTAAATCTGAACCTCCTAAACCTACCTCATTGAGAGGAAAGAGTGAATACTTTAAATCTGTGAGAAAAGCTTCTCGCCAATACTGGTTAGAGAAAGCAATCTCTATGGGGGTATAGTATGGCACTTATATCAATAAAACCTACACAAAGGAGTGGGAGTCTAGGACTAGATTATAGTGATGTACTATTGCTAGATGAAGATAGAATGATTACAAAATTAATGCTCACACAGTATGGTTCTGTGATGGTCTACTGTGGAAGAGACATGGTAGGGTTCTATAATGGTTATGTAGAAGATTTACTTGTAGGATTGGGGTGGAATGAATGTTAAATACAATAGACACCTCAAAACCTGTATGCTTGGATATTGAGACAAAGGGTCTTGATAGACACAGACATGCTATTACCTCAATTCAGCTAGGATTCACTCACACAGAGACACAAGTATATACTCGTAAGTTCTTTAACTGGGATAAGCTAGGTAAGAAGAGACAATTAGCCTTGATGAAAAAGCTCAAGGAATGTAAGTTAGTTACCCACAATGGTAAATTTGACTTACTATTCCTTTATGTTAAGACTGGTATCTCTTTAAACCTATGGCTAGACACTCTTGTGCTTGCTCACGTTTGTGGAGAAGAAGAGTTAGGACTTAAACCTCTCACAGAGAAGTATTTCCATGTTAAGTATGATATAGCTAAGGAAGCTAAGGTAGGAGAAATTACAGATAAATTTAAGGCTTATGGTCTTGATGATGTACTTTATCCTATGAAGCTCTTGAAGATTTTCCAAAAGAAAATTGCACGCTATGACTTGCTTAAGGTGTTTAAGCATGAGATGAGAGTTTATAAAGCCTACTATGAGGTTGAAAAAGGTGGAGTACCTATCAGTCCTAGAAGACATGAGGTACTTGAAAAGTTGGAAACAGAGCTTAGACCTTACACAGAAAAACTATTGACTTATGGAGATATAAACTGGAACTCTAATGCACAAGTAGCAAGTATTCTCTTTGCTCCTAAAGATGAACCAGTTTATGATGAGCAAGGTGAGAGATTACCTAATACCTATGCTGTGGTAGACTCTAATGGTAAAACCATTGCTGAGTTCAAGGAACGTAAAGAAGCCAATGCACACAAGAAAGAGCATAACATTGATGGTAAAGTCAAGATGGTTAAGCATTATCTCCCTGTGGTTATTGGTTATGGTCAAGGGCTTGAAGTAGTTGAGCGTACTAAATCTGGTGCTCCTTCTGTGGGTGTAGATACATTATCTAACTATGTAGGTAATGATTGTGTGGATACCTTGCTTGAGTATAAGCGTATATCTAAGTTGATTACCTTTATTGAATCATGGGAAGACCTACAAGTAGATGGTAGGATTTATCCTAGCTTTAACATTACAGCAAGGACAGGTAGAACTACTTGTAACAATCCTAATTTACAGCAGTGCCCTCAGGACAGCTATGTGCGTAATCTTATTGAAGCTAGACCAGGTTGGAAACTAGCGGAGCTGGACTATAGCCAGTTAGAGCTTCGTGTGGCTAGTTGGTTGTCAGGTGACATAAATATGCAACACGCTTATCAATCAGGTAGTGACTTACATAGTAAGACTACAGAGCTTCTGTTTGGTGATACTAGTGAGTTAAGCCATGATGAGCAGAAGAGAAAGCGTACTCAAAGCAAGAGTGCAAACTTCGGTTTTTTATACGGAATGGTTGCAAAAACTTTCATAAAGTATGCCCTTGGCTTTGGGCTTACTCTCACACAAGAGGAAAGTGAGAAAATCCGTGCTGATTTCTTTAATGCCTATCCTAGGTTGCTTGTGTGGCATGAAGAGTGTAAGGAATTTGCTAGACAGCATGGATATATTGAGTCTCCTATTGGACGTAAAAGATGGTTTGATAATATCAATAGCTATGACTTTAAAAAGCGTTCTGCTGATGAAAGACAAGCCATTAACTCACCAGTGCAAGGGTTTGGGTCTGACCTGTGTACCAGTGCTTTAGCTGAGATTGTATTCAGTAAGGAACTAGACCACACAAGATTTAATGTACTAGGTTCTGTGCATGATGCCATTCTCTTTGAGATTAAAGATGACTATGTAGAAGAACTAGTACCTAAACTACAAGCAATTATGGAGAATCCTCCCATAGTCGAAGGGTTAGATGTACCTATCCCTCTTGTGGCTGATGTAGAAGTTTCTTCATGTTGGGGAGGACACTAATGCACTTATACGACAAGTACAGCTACTCTATGGAAGACTATAAAGAGCTTAGAGAGAAGAATAGACTGTGCTTCCAAGCAGATATAGAGCACTACTGTAGAAACCAGATTGACTATGAACCTAAATATGAGATTGGTGTGGAAGGTAGAGAATATGTGATGTGTAAGTTTGTAAAAGGCTTAAGGCATATCAATAAAACTTATGGTGAAAAGATTACTGTGTTCACAAGTTTTGATGAAATGTACAAGCTCAACTTTAGACTACCATCTAACATAGACTTTATGGTCATGCACAACAGTGCTGTGACATTTATGAAAACACGCTACGTCTCACACAATATAGCCTTTACCTATGCTGTTGGTGATAGAGGGAATCAGTTACAGATTCACTATCCAGCTAACACACCAGAGGTAGAGGAATTAGCTAAGTTCATTATCAGAAATGGTTTTAGAGAGTATGTACGCAGTTGACGAATACTTTGATGGGGAATTAGTAGAAGAGCATTTATTTCTCACTTATGAGAGAGCCTATGCCTTCTATGACCTCATGTTCAATAAGACTAAATCTACCTACTTTGTTAGGTATGAATACAGAGGTTTAATACATGACAGTAAACAAGAACAGCTCAGTTGGTATTACTGAGGATATTATTACTAATATTATGCACCTAGGTGCTAGTGAATATCATCTTGAAATTCTTATCCGTAAATATGAAGACCAAATTAAGTTTTGGTATAATATTGACACACCAGACTTGCAGTCAGAAGAAGACAAGATTGCTATCTATGACACAAAGGATAAAGTGAATCAGATTACAATGACACTACAGCAGGTCACAGAACAGCGTAGAAGGGCTATGGAGCTACTTAAATCACAAGCTAATGATAATGGTAACCCTGACCTTTGGTGCTTGTTAAAACACGTTCTCGTGGCTGTGATAACGTCCTTTGAAGCATGGCAAGTAGATATTGCTAATGATAAGGTTAAGTTTGTATTCTTGGAGCAGTCTCGTGTGGCTAATCAAGTATTAGCTATGTTTTTAGGTTATGAAGTCACTCCTTGCAGTGCTTGCTTAACTGACCAATTAAAAGAAGATGGAAAATAAAAGGGAAAATTTTTAAATTTTCTCTAATTTCCTCTTGACAAATATCCGAATATAGGTTAAACTAGTATATGTAGAAAGGAGCAAGACATGAAAGAACAAATTTTAAAAAGTCTTGAGACCATGAGCAAAGCTCAGTTAAGTAAGGAAATTGGTATCACACCATTTATCTTAAACAAATTTATTTCTTGCAAAATGGAAACAATTAAAACAGAGTATTTAGATAAAGTGAAAGCCTATTATGGAGAAGAGGAAGATATTCCTAAACAAGATAGAGCTACACTATCTGTGGAAGTACCTGAGCTTTCTAAGGAAGAGATTAAATTTTTCAACACACTACAAACAAGTAGTATTCATGATAAAATTAGCACACTAGGTTACATTAACTATGTATTTATGTCTAACGCAAGACAATCACAGCCTTGGTTTATCCGTCTAGCACGAGGTAAGAAGGCTGATGAGATTAAAGACTTAATTAAACGATTAGGATTGGCTGTTCTGTGTGGACGTTATAATGAGAAGGAATCTGAGAAAACTTATGCAATTAAGATACCATCAGAGCACTACTTCTGTAAATATGGTAATGGAAGCACTGGTTGGGCTGTAGAACCTAATAAGTTCACAGTCAAGTCAACAAATAAAGAGGAACTAGCTAAAGAGTATCCTGAATTTAAGGAGTTCATTGTGGAGCTTGGTGTGCTAATTGAGCATTACAATGGAAAGCCAAGAGGATATACAATTAGTGAGCGTACTAGGAAGAAGAATTAGAGAGCTACGTCTCTCAAACAAAATGACACAAATGCAACTATCTAAGCGATTGGGTTATAAGAATAACTCTCGTGTGGCTAGTTGGGAAAATGGTCATAACTTACCGTCTGCTACAAATGTTAAGCGACTATCAGAGATTTTTGAAGTAGATATGGTGCAATATGTCAATGAGGGTGTACCTACTATTGATATAAGTATTGGACGTATCATCAGAAAAGCTAATCAGCTTGGTAAGACACGTATGCAGATAATTAAAGCCCTAGATAGAAAAGGACTGATAACAGAAGAAAATGAAAAGAAAGTTATTGAAGCTGTACTGTCTGGTAAGTGGGTGTCTACTATTACTCCTAAGTCTAGCACTAATGCTGATGATGAACAGAGTGAATGATTTAGACAAGAAACTTACCACAGTAAAGAATGACTTGAATATAGAGAGAACACAGCGTACTGGAGCTGATTACTCAATAGGTATGAGGTTTGATACTCTCATTCATTACTTGCAAGAAGGGAAACAACCATGATTACACAAACTAATAAAGATAGATTAAATAATGTTATAAAGGACTGGAGAGGTAATATTGTAGCCTTTAGCATAGATATGTTGAAATCTTCTGCTCTTGAAGATGAAAAAGAGGTTACAAAATTCTCTATAAATCTTAGTGATAGAGATTATACATGTATTAGTACATTAAAAATGGAAGAACTTCTATATATTTTTAATAAGTTATTAGAAGGTTCAGAATTTATTACACTAGATGTTTTGTCTGAGACTGTAGATGATGAAGTAGAGGTTGTACAAAAAAGCTACATTAAAAAGTCTGCTATCCAAAGTATTGACATGATTGAGCTTTATAGAGAATAAGGAGTAAACCATGAAACAAACACCTTTAATTCCAAGAGATATAGCTGAGTGGATTGAATATTGTAAGTCTTGTAGTATTACATTTTATGGGGCATTAGACCCAGTAGATAAGTTTGGTATGTCTATCACTGAAACTTTTAATGGTGATGCACTTAAGTGCGCTAAGTGGGCTAGAAGTAAATCTAATAAATTTGCCTATGCCTGGGTAAATGGTTATGAAATAGATGAGAAATACTACTATGTAGCTATCCCTATTGAACATGGTCATTATAGACGTTTAATTGTTCTAAGTAGCGGTATAGTGGCTTTAGGAGACCATAATTATGAATCATTAGAGTTACTTAAAAAGCACTCTAGACAAGCTTCTGACCAATTAACAGAGAAGATGATTAAAGATTCTCCTCTTTCATGGGCTTGGCAGTTTGCTAGAGAATTGGAGTTATAATTATGGATAATCTATTAGAAGCATTAGCAAAAGGTATGAATGTATCTATAGATGGTATCTCTGAACTACTTGGCTCTATCAAGGACAACACACCACAGCTTTATGAACAGCTTGTGAGAGAGTGGACTTACTATACTGTACTAAGTAAAACTTCCTTTGCTCTGTTTATTATAGTCGTGATTTTAGTAGTTGCACTATTGGGAATATATAAAAATTGTAGTGTTGATTGGTGTTGGTTAGACTATAAAGACGTTCCAGGTGATTTATCTAGATATGATTATGCTAAAACTCTTACACAGCAGAATGTGAATCAGAATATGAGCACCTTTAAGAAGCTAATAACTGCAATTATAGTGGTACTTGTGTGTGCATTTATTGCTCATATTAGTAAGTATCTTCTAGCACCAAATTATTCAATTCTTGTAGATGAAATTCTACCTAAGTTATCACATAAATAGGAGGAACTATGAAATTTAGTGTATCTCGTGTGAATACCTACCTAGAGAATCCTTGGGAACATTGGTGTAAATACATTGCTGGGTATAAAGAGTTACCCTCTCCTGAACGTACTAAGTACATGGATAGAGGTACAGTATTCCACACAGCTATGGAACTAATGGCACAACATAATGGAGAACTCACAGAAGAACAGCTTAAGGAGATGACCCTTAAAGTGCATGAGTTTTCACCATTCAGTGATGAAGCTAGACACACAGGTCTACTTGCTGTGGAGCGCTATCTTGCAGAAGGTGAAACTGTAGATTTCACCAAGGTAGTAGAGACAGAGAAGAAGATTGAGCTTAAATTGCCTAATGGTCATGAGTTTATAGGCTTTGTTGATGCTGTGATTGATAATGGTGATGGCACTGTGTCTCTTATTGACTATAAGACCTATAGTGAAGCACCACAAGAAGCTAAGATGAAGTATAGCCTTCAAGGTAACATGTACATGGAAGTCATGACCAAGCTAGGCTATAAAGTAAAGGATTTCTGCTTTGAATGTGTGAACCCTAAAGAGGTTCTAAAAGGCAGAATGTATCGTGTGAAGCATATTAAATTCCCTTACAATAAGTATCGTGGAGCTGATATGTTTGAGCAATTCTGTGAATTAACTACAATGATTGCCAAAAACCCTAATCTTCGTATGTATACACCACCAGAAAAAAGACAACCTGGAGTATATGACTACTTCTATAAAGTCTATATTGGTGATGTTGTAGAAGATTTAGATGAATTTATTGAAAAAAGTTTTAAAAAAGTTGAAATTACCTCTTGACAAGGTAACACGTTTTTGATAAACTAGTCTTGTGGTGGTAGAGCTAATCACAATAAACCCTCTACACAATAAATTTAAGGAGGTCATGTAAAATGACTAATGTAGAACTAATTGTTGCACTCGCTCAAGCTATGGGAGTAGAAATTCCATCAGCTCAATCAACAGAAGATAAATACATTATCTTTGTAGGTAAGAAACCACGACGTGTTAAAGCACCATACATTGCTATCAATGCTAACGGTGAACTTTCTGGATTCACAGAAGAAGCTGACGTACTTGGTCATGGTACTGACAAGATTGGTAAATTCACTCTTGCTGAAATTGAAGAACGTTTCCCTCAATTCAATCATGAAGCGTTCCTAGTTAAAGTAGATTAAAGGAGATAGGCTACATGGTTTATCTGTGTAGCCTTAACTTTTATATGGAATGTAAGATTTTTGAAAGCTCTAGTAGATATGAACTTGAACAAAAGATAAATGATTTTATCAAGTATAAGGTAGATGTAAATATATCGTTTTCTTCTTGTCCAGTAGGTTATTCTACATACTATACAGCTATTGTTTACTATAGAGTGAGGTAAGTTATGGGTAAAGATACTTTTACTAAAACGTTCAAAACAGCTAACACAGAGCAGTTTGATGAAAACCTAAACAAGTTCCTTGAAGGTGAAGACAAGATTATCACAAGCGTTAAGTTTGGTGATGGACGTGTGACTTTCAATGGAATCACAGTTAAAAAAGAAGAAGAGAAAAAAGATGCTTAAGTTTATTTGGGCACAAGATAAGAATGGACTGATTGGTAACAAAGGGAGATTACCTTGGTCTAATAAAGCTGACCTTAACTACTTTAAAAACCAAACAACAGGTGGAGTAGTTGTCATGGGTCTAGCTACATGGGTATCAATTGGAAGTAAACCCCTTAAGGGTAGAATCAATGTGGTATTGACACACAAAGATGAGATTGATGGCTATGATGATGAGAATGTATACATTGCTAACTCTGTGGAGGAGGTCTTACAGTTTGAAAAAGAAACTGACAGAGATGTTTGGGTCATTGGAGGAGCAAGAACATTCAAAGCCTTTGAAGATTACTGTGGGGAAGTAGTAGTTAGCATCATTGATGGAGATTACAGTGGTGATACCTATTACTTAGGCTTAAAAGATAAGCTCACAGAAGATAAAGTAGTAGTAACAACGAAAGGTGAGGGCTTCACAGTGAAGCACTATAGGTTAGTAGAATGATTGAAGCACTTTTAGCAGTGATTACTGTACTGATTATAGCTCTGTGTGTTTCTATTTACTTTGTAATAGTCCTACAAGGCTCTAAAACATCCCTAGAAGATGATAAAGAGCATCTTGGACATATTATAAGGAACTACAGAAAAACCGAGGAGAAGCAAATTGAGAGCCTTCTAGGGGGTATTGATGGAGTAACCTCTGTAACACTATCACCAATCCGTTACTTGGAGTTAGTTAAGGCTGAGGAAGACTTAGCTGAGTACAGACTAAAGATTAAGAGAATTGGAGATTATCATGAGTGATAACTTGTATAAGTTACTAGAGCAAGCTCTAATTGTTATCTTTGCTCTCTCCGTGTTTTATATTGACAGACGAGGTAAGAAGTAATGAGTGAAGATATTGTAAATCCTAAACGCTATACACACACAAAGCTAGAGTGTTGGGATTTCTGGATAAAAGCTGGACTGAATCCTTTAGTTGCTTCTGCTGTAAAGTATGTGTGGAGATATAAATATAAGAATGGTTTAGAAGACCTTAAGAAAGCAGAAGTATTCCTTACTAAAGCTCAACAAGCAATGCTTTTTGTATATTGTTCTGAGAAAAATTATGAGCTAAAAGAAGAGGATGTTAAAGATGGTCTTGATGAGACACAGATACTCTTTCTTAGAGGGGCTATCGAAACAAATACTTATTCTACTTATTACTCAGGAACTCAGATTATGGAATATGCATTAAACAAGCTTATAGAGGAGTATTATAAAAACAATGACTAAGATTGAATTAGCCCTTGTGATTATTGTAGCTGTGTACTTTGGATTGAACTTCTTTGTACACCTATATGAATTGCTACATAATTTCAAAGTAATTAAAGTAAAGGTACGAGATGATGGAGTTAGTCCTATCAATCGTATTGTGATTGGAGATTGGATTGACCTTGAATCCAATACAGAAATTAAATATAAAGCTGGTGACACAGTAGTGATTGACTTTGGTGTAGCTATGGAATTACCTAAAGGTTATGAAGCACACCTATTACCTCGCTCAAGCACTTTCCAAAACACTGGTCTATTACTCACAAACAGTATGGGTATCATTGATAACTCTTTCTGTGGAGATAATGACTATTGGGGTGCTAAGTTCTATGCTACAAAGGCTGGAAGCATTGAAAAAGGACACCGCTTGTGTCAGTTCAGAATTACAAAGAACCAACCTGAACTACATTTCAAGGAAGTAATGAGCCTTGGTAATGCTGACCGTGGTGGATATGGTTCAACTGGAAAGTAGAAAATAATGAAGCTAAAGAAGTTAAATAAAATTAAGCTACACACAATGACAGTTTTCTATGGTTTACCTGGTTCTGGGAAGTCATCTTTTATCAACTCATTACCTGGTAATGTATTGATTATTGACACAGACCGTGGACTTGCTTCTGTGGAACAAGATGACCGTTTCTCTGTAGCTGAGTGTGCTAGTTGGAATGACGTGATTGAAGCTCTAAGCTATGCTAAAGATTTTGATAGTATCGCTGTAGACCACTTAACAAATGTTCAAGAGCTTTGCTACAAGGACATTATGGAATCTAATAATATCAAGAAAATGCTTATTAACCATTATGGTGAAGCATCTACTCGCTTGAAAGCTTTTATTGATGAACTTGTGGACTTATCTTATCAAGGTAAGAATGTGTATGTTATTGCACAAGAGAAGAACTTGAACATTGAAGATGTAGTAGATGAGAATGTACCAGCACAGACTGTACCTAACCTTATGGATAGTGTGGCTAAGTACATTACAGCATCATCTCGTATCATTGGTCATACAGAGCGTGTGACTAAATCTAAGATTGTGAAGGGTGAGAAAAAGGTTAAGGACTTCTACCAAGTACGTCTTGCAGGAAATCCTATCTACACACTCAAAGTAACTCGTAAACCTGGTCTTACAATCCCTGATACAATGATTAACCCTACATGGGAAGCTGTTGTGGGATTGACTGATGGTAGCACACAAGCAAAAACGAAAGAGGTTAAAGAATAATGTCAATTATTACAGTTAAAGCAACTAAAAAAGAAGATTTTGCCTATGAACCTGGCAGATATGAAGCTGTTATTCAAGGTGTAGAGCAGACTGTATCACGCTCACAGATTGATATGGTTAAAGTGACACTTAAAGGTGACTTTGGTCAAAATGCTCCTCACACAATCACTTCATTCATGTTGGATAACAAGATTGGACGTGAGCAACTTTACAGCCTACTCTCAGCATTAGGTATGCAAGATGAAGAAGCTGTAGATACTGATGACCTTCAAGGTAAATATGTAGGTATTGTTATTAAAGAGGGTCAACCTTACAATGACAAACCTTCATGGAACGTTGTAGACTTCTTCGCTCTTGATGAAGATGATTCTGAGGACGTAGATGTTGACACAGACGATTGGTCTGATGCAGAGTAATTAGCTAATAGGGTGAGTGACTAACCAACTAAACTATAAATAAAGAAAGATTTAATTTCTAATTAACACCTAGTCACTCCTCTCATAGAGCTGGTAGGGAAACACTCCTTAATTTGTTAAATTTTCATGCTGATTTTTACCTGTAATACGTTTTCCCATTAGACAGATTACCTACCAGTTCCATGAGGGGAAACCCTCGTCATGATTTTTACTCTTATTATTAATTCTAGCGTGGAAGGATTTTCCTTCCTAAATGCACACAAGCACCCCCTTTCTTTATCCGTTATAAGTAATTTAGGTCTATTCCTTTCTACCTAGATTATAGCTTGCCTGTGTGTCTACTAGTTAGACTACGACATTTCTTGTGTGCATCTAGGAGGGCAAATATGACAATAACATTAGAAGGTCTTAAAGAGTATGTACTCCTAAGACGTGATGCCTTTGAGTATAAGTATGACTTGAATGGTATGAAAAGAAATCCCTTGTACCGTAAGCACTATCCAAACAACCTTAAATACCTTGATAAAATGTCACAGATTCTTATTAGGACAATGAACAATCACCCTGTACCTATTAGAGAGAAACTACTTACTGTGCTTGTGTATCGCTTTGTTGGTGATAAGGACTTTGTGAGAAGACATACGAATAAACAAGGTATGATAACACTTAAAGAGCTTAATGGTTTGGCTAAAAAGCTAGATAGTGAGAAGACTGTTCTTGTGCACAGATATGCAACACCAATAAGCAAGAGAGGTATCACAGGGCTAAGTAGAGGTGAGTTCTTACTTGCTGTGGCTTGTGACTTCTTAGATAAGCTACCTCCTGATAACTTCTATAAATGGAAGACCTCAGAGATTGCTAGACAGTTTATTGAGTTTGAGAATGTGTATGGTATCAGCTATACTATGGCTTATCAACTAGCTTCTGACATTAGTTATATCAATGAGCTGTGTGTTAAGATTGACTTTATTAAGGCTGTACCTGAGAGAGCTAGAGAAATGTTCTCCTACATTACAGGTCAACCTTATAGACTAGAACGCTATGAGCAGTTCACCTATGAGTTTATGGATTGGTATGCAAACCAAGACTTTCTAGAGAATAAAGAAAGACTTGTTCTACCTCATGATGTTACACAAATGTTATTAGGCTATAGACTCTATGTATTCAAAGGTGGATTGATTACTAGACACAGAACAGAACGAAAACCAAGAAACATTACTAGAGGTATTGTTATATCAAGGAGCATGTATGAGTATTATAAAGAAAGTGTGGATTCTAAAAAGGATTGATGAGCTAGGAAACTGCTACCACACCTTAGAAATTAGTAATTATGTCACACGAAACAAATTCATTAGAGAATGGATTGGAGA